TTGGATGAGTTTTTGTTATAACTCTCATATATATCACCCCCATCAATGACCTCAATTTCATCTTCCCTACCTTCGTCTCTTAAATCACATTCTTCATCGAAACTGATGTCTTCACCATTGTGACATATTCTAGGTATATAAGATATACGACACAATCCGTCGAATCCTTTTTTCTTAAGAAGTTTTGCAACCTCAAATGATACAATATCCATATCTATTATTTTTTATTGTTTTCCTTTTTTTTAAAGATACTATTTTTTATTGAAAAAAAAATAAAGTCGTGGATTTTTCCACGACTTTATTTTATAGATTTGAGTTCATATCCTCAAATTCAAACTCATAATCTGATGAAGGTGGGTTTGCAGTGGCTTGACCAGTTATCTCCGGATTAGATTGTCTTATGTCATTCTTCGTAGGAGTGAGAAGTTCTTTTGCAGTCTTGAAAACACCTTCTTGAATTTCATAGGTTCTCTTATCATGCTCGCCACTTTCGAACTTCTTTACTTGTTCTTTATCTTTCAAGAAATCCAAAGAATGTTCCCTTGCAGATTTGAACCTTTTGTTGTACTCGTAATGGTCGAGTTCTTTTTTGTAATCTTTCATATTCAATATTTTATTTTTTTTCTTAATTTTCAGATATTTCCAATTTTTTTGGAAGACCATAAATCTTACCACCAATTTTTTCGGGGATACCATCGAGTGATTCTAATTCATTATTTTGACAAAGAAAGTTTCTACCAACTTCTTTTGGAGCCCCTTTAAATGATGTCAATTTATTACGTCTACAATCAAAATTACCACCAACTTTTTCTGGAGACCCATCAAGTGATATCAATTCGTTGTCAATACAACAAAACTCTCCACCTACTTCTTTTGGAGCTCCTTTAAGTGATTTCAATTTATTATTATAACACTCAAAATCACCACCGAATTTTTCTGGAGCACCTTCTAGTGTTGTTAATTTATTACTAGAACAAATAAATTTACCACCAATTTCTCTTGGAAACCATTCGAGTGATGTTAATTCATTACACCTACAATCAAAATCTCCACCGACTTTTTCGGGACTGCCTTCAAGTGTTGTTAATTTATTTTTTTCACAACTAAAATTACCACCTACTTCTTTTGGGACTCCTTCAAGTGATATCAAGTTATTATTATAACAATCAAAATCTCCATTAATTTTTTCTGGAGACCACTCAAGTGATGTCAATTCATTATTTGCACAAAGAAAGTTTCTACCTACTTCTTTCGGAGCACCTTTAAGTGATGTCAATTTATTATGTATACAATCAAAATCTCCACCGACTTTTTCCGGAGCTCCTTCGAGTGATGTCAATTTATTGCTAGAACAATCAAAATTTCCACCGACTTTTTCGGGAGCACCTTCTAGTGTTGTTAATTTATTACTAGAACAAATAAATTTACCACCAATTTCTCTTGGAAATCCTTCAAGTGATGTCAATTCACTAAAACTACAATTAAAATCACCACTAACTTTATTAAATAATATATTTACTGATAAGTTTTTATGATTAAAATCTATATCACCATCATAATCAATAACTGGTTTACCATTTTTTTCTTCAATGAATTTTATTTTTTTAGCGTTAAATTTAAAATTGTTCCAATCTAAAATCAACTTTTTCTTATATATAAAAGATTTTTTTCTATCAATTTGAACCAAATAAAAATCATCAGTTATCTTATTAACTTTATCAAATAACGTATTTGTATCCACACCTCTTTCAAGTTCTAACTGAATATTGTATTTATTAAATCTTGCACCTTTTTGAGAAGGTTTGAAAACCTCAAAGAAATTCATATTTATAATCCTACTCACTTGTTCGGGTGTACAAAGATTTTTATTATTTTCTCCCTTAAACTCATGGTTATATCTAGTTGTTATATATAAAGGCATTCCGTTATAATCAACACATACTGAAATCATTGATAAACCATACTCATTCAAAGGAGCATCTTTATCATCTTTTTTTACATTTTTAAATCCTTTTTTTAAACAAAAATAGAATTGATTCATTCCATCACATGAATATGAATCAAAATGACTTTTATTGTGAGTGACACACCAAGTGGTGAATTTTCTATATTTTGAAGCGTCTTGATAAGAATCAATTTTAACTATTTCATAATCACTATCTCCAGTGAACTTCATTCTTTTGACATAATTAATTTCCTCTTCGGTTTCCTTTTTCTGTATCGGAAGGAATCTTTGAAAAATCTCTTCTTTACTCAATCCATTGAGATTATGGTCGTATTCAGATAAGTGAGGTTCAACAGAAATGATTTTTAACATACTATTCATTGTAGATATATCATTTGCATTCTGTAACTCTCTATCAGCATACATTCTACATATACCATACAAAAATTTATATGCTGGTCTTTCACTATGTTCAAGTTCAGAGAAATCATGTTTTACTGCATTTATAATTTTAGATGGATTATTATATCCTTTTGACCTTAACATTCTCTTTGTCTTGTCTTCCTTTGATTCCAATATAAGAAAACTTTCTAAATCTAATATATTTTTCATATAATTGTTTTTATCTATGAGTATATTTAAGTTATTTAATTAATTTACCCTCAATTTTTCTTGGAGCACCTTCAAGTGATGTTAAATCATTATTGTGACAATCAAAATATCCACCAACTTTGTCTGGAGCACCTTCAAGTGATGTTAAATCATTATTGTGACAATCAAAATTTCCACCAACTTCCCTTGGAGCACCTTCAAGTGATGTTAATTTATTATTTTGACAATAAAAATCTTCACCAACTTCTCTTGGAGCACCCTCAAGCGATGTTAAATCATTATTGTGACAATCAAAATATCCACCAACTTTGTCTGGAGCACCTTCAAGTGATGTTAAATCATTACGAAAACAATCAAAATTTCTACCAACTTTGTCTGGAGCACCTTCAAGTGATGTTAATTTATTATAGGAACAATCAAAATCTCCACCAACTTCGTCTGGAGCACCTTTAAGTGATGTCAATTTATTATTTTGACAAGCAAAATATCCACCAACTTCCCTTGGAGCACCTTCAAGTGATGTTAAATCATTATTGTGACAATCAAAATATCTACCAACTTTTTCTGGAGAGCCTTCAAGTGATGTTAATTTATTATCACTACAATTAAATCTTCCACCAACTTCTCTTGGGGCACCTTTAAGTGATGTTAATTTATTATCAATACAAATAAAATTTCCAACGACTTTTTTCGGAGAACCTTCAAGTGATGTTAATTGATTAGAAGAACATATAAAGTCACCACTAACTCTATTAAAATATATTGGAAGTGACGATAGTTTATTCCCATTAAGTTTTACATCACCATCATAGTTAATAACCGGTTTATCATTTTTTTCTTTAATAAATTTTATTTTTTTACAATCAAATTCAAAATCATCCCAATCAAAAAGTAAATTTTTCTTATATATAAAAGATTGTTTTTTATCAATTTGAACCAAATAGAAATCATTAGTTATTTTATCTACTTTATCAAATAATGAATTTATATCTACACCTTTTTTAAGTTTTTCTTGAATATTATACTTATTAAATTTTTCACCTTTTTCCGAAGGTTTAAAAACTTCAAAAAAGTTCATGTTTATAACTTCACTGACTTGTCTAGGAGAACAAAAGTTTTCATTATTTTCTCCATCAAAATCGTGGTTATATCTAGTTGTGATATATAAAGGCATTCCGTTATAATCAACACATACTGAAATCATTGATAAACCATAGTCGTTCAAAGGGGCGTCTTTATCATCTTTTTTTACATTTTTGAATCCATTTCTCAAACAAAAATAGAATTGATTCATTCCATCACATGAGTATGAATCGAAATTTTTATTACTTTTGGTAACACACCAAGAAGTATATGATTTGTATTTTGAAGCATCTTGATAAGAATCAATTTTAACTATTTCATAATCACTACCTCCAGTGAATTTCATTCTTTTGACATAATTAATTTCCTCTTCAGTTTCTTTTTTCTGTATAGGAAGGAATCTTTGAAAGATTTCATCCTTACTTAATCCATTGAGATTATTGTCATATTCGGACAAATGTGGTTCAACAGAAATGATTTTCAGCATACTATTCATTGTAGATATATCATTTGCATTTTGTAACTCCCCATCAACATACATTCTGCACACACCGTACAAAAATTTATATGCCGGTCTTTCTGTGTGTTCAAGTTCAGAGAAATCATGCTTTACTGCATTTATGATTTCAGATGGATTATCATATCCTTTTGACCTTAACATTCTTTTTGTCTTGTCTTCTTTTGATTCCAATATAAGAAAACTTCCTAAATCTAATATATTTTTCATATTCTTTTTTTTTTACCAATTAACGTCATCACCTCCGAAATACAAGGCGAATCCAGCTTCAAGTTGTGTTATATTTACAAATATTTTTTCACCCGTTCCTTGACCGTTGTCTATTACACAGAACAAAGTATCTTCAGCAGTGAGATAATAAAAACCTTGTTGGATAAATTTTCCCTCATGTTGTTTTAATTCACTTTCGTGTGCAAACTCACGACTCAAAACTATTGCATTTTTAATACCCTCAAATTGAGTTTTTCTCAAGTAATACTCATCAACCCACACTTTTTTGGCAAATGCACTAGCTTCTTCTCTTGTAACACAATCATTATCAGTATAATTTATTATACTTGATATTTTTGCATAAATGTTTTCTGCATCTTGTTTGGTGAGATATATATTGTCTGCAACATCCTTTTCGAGGAATATTGAGTAGATGTCATCGGCCTTCATATAGTCCGACAATTTGAACTTCTTCATATAGAACTCATCCACCCAAATCTTTTTGGCAAATGCAGTAAGAGACTCTCTTATCTCGGAAAGTTGGTCATTTGTTGCATATTTTGAAAACTTATTGTTTATTTCGGTAATTTTCTGTGACAGCAACTCGTTGATTGAATCACTGGTCATATAGTTTTCAAGTGTTTTGCTGAGATAAACAATCGAAGTATATTTTTTTAGTTCATTCAGAAGTTCGTTATTACCAATAAAATTGGTACTTACCCAAGTTTTTTGAGCGAGAGTTGGAATAACCGAACTCACAGAAGAAAGTTGTTCCTTTGTTGCATATTTGTACAATTTATTATTTAAATTAGAAGTCTTTTGTAAAAGAGACTCCTTTGTTGCATAATCTTTAAGTTTCTCATCAATATAATCATGAGTTGCATATCCACTTTCACTCAAATTTATTAGTTCTCCACCTGAACTTTCAATAAAATCACCTTTTCTGACAAAATTATCACTTACCCAAGTCTTTTGAGCAAAATTGTCCATTTTATTTCTAATATTAGACACTTGTGTACGTGTTGCAAATTTTGACATTTTGTCGTTTATCTCAATCGATAGTTGCCTTACTTTTTCATCGGCAACACCTTTTTCCTCAAATTTATCAAGTTCTTTATTTATATATTCTAGTGTTGCATATTTTTCAAGTTTTTCATTAAATTCTAACTTTTTCAAATAAAACTCATTAATCCATGTTTTTTTTGCAAATGTAGAATAAATATCTGAGTTCAATTTATTTATTTGTTCTTTTGTTGCAAATCTTAATAATTTATTGTCTATCTCTGTTACTACGTGTTCAATTTCGTCGTTTACTGTTGATAAATTTTCATTTAAAACAAAAAAATTTGAATTTACATATTCAAGCGATGCATAATCATTAAGACTTTTCATTAAATCGGTTTTACGAAGATAAAATTCATCGACCCATGGTTTTTTTGCAAAAGACCCCAAACTTGAACTTAATGAAGAAATCTGCTCATTTGTTGCAAATCTAGATAATTTACTATTTATTTCTGTAATTTTATCATCAATAGATTCATCTTGACCGATTATTTTTTCTATTCTATCATTCACATATTCAAGTGATGCATATTTTTTAAGTTTGGTATCTATGTCTGATTTTTGTAGATAAAACTCATCGACCCATGTTTTTTTTGCAAAAGAATCAATATCACTATTCAAAAGAGAAACTTGTTCCTTTGTTGCAAATTTGGATAATTTATTGTTTATTTCAGATATAATACCATTTATCCTTTCATCAATCATACCGTTATCATCACCCATTTTTTCTATTCTATCATTCACATATTCAAGTGATGCATATTTTTTAAGTTTGGTATCTATGTCTGATTTTTGTAGATAAAATTCATCGACCCATGTTTTTTTTGCAAAAGAACCGATAGTGTCGTTCAAAAGTGAAATCTGTTCCTTTGTTGCAAATTTGGATAATTTATTGTTTATTTCTGTTATGACGTTATTTATCCTTTCATCAATAACACCACTATCGTCACTTATTTTTTCTATTTTATCATTCACATATTCAAGCGATGCATAATCATTAAGACTTTGCATAAAATCGGTTTTACGGAGATACCAATCATCCACCCACGATTGAGTTGCAAACAACAACAATTTTTCATTGATGTCTTCTTTTGTTTCAATTATAGATAAATCTGATTTCTTTAAAAATGAAGAATCAGCAACATCTTTTTTAAGATATTCATTTGCATCATTTTTTGTCAAGTACTCATCAAGTACCTCATCAACAGATTCTTTTGTCACATAGTTATTCTGCAACTCATTTTTTGTTGCAAAAGTATTGTTTGCAGTAGTTTTTAAAATATACTTGTTATTTACATCTTCTTTTGTTGCATATATAGAACCGACTTCACTTTTCTTTAAGTAGGGTTTCAATGATTCCGTGAGTTGGTTTCTTGTTATATAGTTCTGAACTTTTTCTAAAAATTCAGCCTCATCTATATATAATTTATTGGCATCATCTTTTGATAGATAAATAGATTCAGCAAGAGAAGTCTTTAGATATCCATTCAATTTTGTATCCAATTCTCCGGATGATATTCTTTTGTTGGCTTCAGACCTTACCTCATTAATTGAATTTGCAAGTCTGTCACAATAAGCATAAAGACTTCTGTTTGAAGTTTGTAAACTTTTTATATCTTCTATAAGGGATAATGGTTCGTCCAACAAACCAAATTCTTCTTTGGTAAGAAGATAGTTTTTTGAATAGTTTTCAAGAGCTTGTTTTGTTATGATATTCTCGATTGGCGAACCTATTATATTTACAAGTTCATCTACAAGTGACAAATTTGTTACATAGTCATGTTCGGTGAGCCAGGCGTCGAGTTCAGATTTTTTTACAGCATCTTTAATATTGTTATCTGAAGCAAAAACAGATAGTTTATGTCTCTTATTATCCCAATCAAAATAAAACTCATTGGTATCACTTGTATGATATAGTTTTCCGTTTGAAGGTGTCTTTATACTACACAATTCATCATATGTGCAAGTTATAACCTCCAAATAATCAACAGCAAGATTCGTGTTGTCTTGTGTGTTCATATAAAGTTCTATTTATTTTATATATTTATGATTTTTTTGTTATATTTAATACATAAAAACAATTAAAATAATAACTATGGATTTAAACGAAAGATTTAATGTATTAGTGCAAGGTGTTGAAATTGCACAAAAAAGTGGAGTTCTTACTTTAGATGATGCAGTTAAAGCAAAAACTGCAATTGATTCCATCCAAAAAGGTGAAAAATTGAGAGAAGAATTATCCAAACTCGTAGAGATTTGTGAATTTGCTCAAAAGAAAGGTGTGTATAATCTTGCAGATGCACATACAATTTTCCTTGCCGCTGACCAGATTGGTGCAGAAATTGATAAATTCTTGATTAGTCAAGAGAAACCACACGAAGTACCCTATAATGATGTGGAAAAAGAAGAGGAAAAAGAAGAAAGTGAATCATGGGGAGAAAATATTCCAAATGGAACCAAGTATGTAGAAGATTGTGAAAAACTAGAGGAAATCAAGGAATCTGAAGGGAAAAAGAAATCATCTAAGAAAAAGAGTAAATAAAACACCAATAGGAACGAAAAAAAGGGGGTCTCTAAGACCTCCTTTTTTATTTTTGGATAAAGTGTTCATAAAAATAGAAACGGGTCAAAATAGACCCGTTTCTATTAGTTTTATAGAAGCTATTGCACCAAGTATTCCTCTCGTGTGTTCTTTGAGTTCAACATCATTTTCCACAAGGTTTACAACAACCTCATCATCTGTTGCAAGTGATGTTTGGATATCTACATCTTTCCATCTACGAAAACCTTTTTCACAAGTCACCACAATTCTTTCATACCAGTCGAGAGGGAATCTTTCTTTCATTCTCTCTATATTTCTACCGAGCTCATAGAAGCAAATTGGCTGGTCTGACTCCAACGTGTTTGCAAAATACATAGAAAACACGTCACACTTTTCAAGCATTTCAAACTCCCATCTGATTTGTTCTTCGGAGGCCGATGGGTCATTGATTGGAAAATTAGGTCTTCTTGGATTTATTAGATAAATATCAACATCTGATTCCATTTCAACATTTGTGAAATTTTTAATGATTCTGTCTTGCCACATCGGACATTTCTGAATACCACCGGCGAGAAAAACCTTTATCGAGTTTTTAGTAAAATTTACCATTTCTGGTGCAGTAATTACTTTAATCATATCTTGTTATTATTTTATTAATTCCAATACAAACTTTCGAAAACATCTTTGTTCGTCATGCCTTCTTTTGTTCGACGGAACGAACTGTTCTTACTGTCTATATATACCTTGTTAATATAGCAATCAATCGGTACAACAAGAGAACCATTTGACTTACCATCAAAACTTAAGACAAATTTAATATCCATCGTGTTCAATATTCTTAACTGATTGAAAAAATCATCGAAAACTACTCTACCAAAATATCTGTTTATCCGTGTGTTGTCATAAGGAGGGTCAAGATAAAGAAAGTCTCCTTCTTCAATTTCTTCAAATATGTCTTTGTAATCACAACATCTGAATGTCACCTCGTTTACATTTAAAAGTTCACTCCAATCCATAATCACCGGTTGAAGTCTTTTTGGCTTTATTCCGTCACGAGTCAAATGAAATGTTCCATTGAACTCTTTATGTTTATTGTACCTTGGTATTCCGTTTGTACAAGTTCTCATTATGAAGAAAAACAACATAGGATTTCTCGTTTTGTTAAACTCATTTCTGATTTCTTCGAAATATGCACGTTTCATCCCTTTGTTATCTATAGACTGCATTTTTGACCACATTTTACTGTACTCATCGAACAATTCTTCTGGATTATCCTTTATAACATTCCACAAATCAATTAAATCCGGATTGGTATCTGAACATACAAAATCACGAGCAAACTTCTCATCAGACACCATGAGTTGATACAAGACCGAACATCCACCACAAAATGGTTCGTAGTATGTTCCCATATATTTTGGGAAATAGGATATTATCTGCTCACTTTGTATTCTTTTACTTCCCGACCATTTTATAATTGGTTGAAAATCCATTTAAAATCCTATTTTTTTCTCTTCTTCGACAAATTTGTTTTCACCGGAAAACAATTCTGCAAGTGATATATCTTTATCGGGTTCTTTCAAACCAAGTCTCTTTGCCGCCTCGATAGCACGTTCCTTTTTCAATTTACCAAAGTCATACTTCATTCTGCAACGGCCGGGTCTAAGGAGAGCACTATCAATATTTTTTTCATTTGTGTTAAATGTACAGATAAATTTTATGTTGAGGGCATCTGCAAGTAGACCATCACTCATATTCAACATGTCTGCAACTGCTGAACTTCTCGTATTATTTTTTGTAACAACTAAATTCTCACAATCTTCAATGACAAATACACAATTTTTATTACTCATAAGAAACGATAAAAATTGTGGACTAGTTATATCATTTACAAGATTTGATGGTACATATACAAACTTCTTATTATTCTTTAGTTGTTTAATCAAATGTCTTATATATGTGGTCTTGCCAGTGCCGGCATCACCATGTAAGATATACAAACCATTGTCATCTTCCTTGATACTTCTCACGATTTCTTTGTTAATTTCCTCAAACCCTTCGTTATACAGTCCGAAATCCAATTCACTTTTCAATTTTATTTCAAAAGATTCCATGTAAAAATCATGTGCATGTGCTATAATATTGCACATGACCCTGTTGTTGTCACCAACATAATCCAAAAGATATTTGTCTATTACGGATTTAATAATATCTTTATTCTTATGTGTAAGAATGTCTATTCCTGGCCAACTATTTCCAAAAGAAATTAAACATTCGTCATTAAACACAATAAAACCATTGATAAAAATATCATTCAATATAATTTCTTCTTCGTGGTCATCAAACATATCAGTCTCATCTGTATTTGAATATCCAGCACAAAAATTGGTAAATCCGTCAGCAATTAATTTATTATAAAGACTTTCAACCTTTTTTAGTCTATCATTACGACCATTATAAGAAATACTAAACGAACAATGTATAGTTGGGTAAAATCCAAAAATAGAAGAGTATACAGTTTTCTCATCATCAAGATGTGTTCTCAAAACGGCTGTGTTTTCTATAGTTTTATCCGTGCCGTATAGTTTAAATATTTTTTCCATTTTGTAAATTTTAATCTTTTGTTATACTAAATGACTTAATGTATCTACCATATCACTTCTTTCAAAAAGTTTCATCTTATTATAGTTAGCATCTATTTTAAACTTAGTATCACGACCTTCACCCTCACGGATTTTTAATATCTTCAAATAATAAAACGGAACACAAATACCACCGTCATCTTCGTTACCAACACCCATTCTCATATCATCTGTCTGTATGATACCGAAACAAGTATCAACCGTATGTATAAGACCCATAGATTCGGCGACATCTTCCATATTGATATCAGAACCATTTAGGGCACTACGACCACACTGTGTGGCGGTAATAATTGAAAGGTTATACTTTACTGCAATACCCCTCAAATCTTCTGCTATCTGTTTGATTTTCAGATATGTGCTTTCACTATTTGGAAGACGGTAGTTACACATAATGTTGATATAGTCTATTATGACAACATCAACCTTGAAACGTTGTGTTTCCTCTATTTCTTTTATATATCTTTCAACATCCAACACGGTACCTTGTCCGGTAGGGAACTCTTTGATAAAAAGTTTTCCGAGTGGCATTATCGAACTCATTGAAAGATTATTTAGTTTTTTTCTTACCTTGTTCGAATCTTCCACTATAGAATCATAATCTTCCAATGTTATATCAAAAAGGTTTGCACCGATTCTTCTTGTAACCTTTGCTGCCGACATCTCACAAGTAATATAGAGAACGTTCTTTCCCTTACGGACAAACTCGGCTGCATCGTTACAAAGAAAAACCGACTTACCGGCATTTGTTGCACCGATATAACACGTAAGTGTTTTAAGGTCAAGACCACCTTTTGAAATTCTGTTAAAATATTCCCAAGTATATGGTATCTTATATTCTTTTAACGATTTATGTGAATCGACATCAAAGAAATTACTTCCTAAATCACTATCAAAAGAAATTAAAGACGTATCGGCGACTATACTCGTGGCTTTATGAACCACATCGACAACATTGTCAAGTGTAATATCGGTTGTCTTAACGTATGTTACTGCCTTAACTATATTGACATTCAAAGCTCTCCATTGTATCCAACCCTCAGTTGTACCTTTCAACCACTCGTCGTCGTATGAACCTATCTCGACATCATATATTGAACGAATTGTTTCAACAGATATTTTCTTTTCATCATCTTTCAACAACGAAATCATCTGCTCACAAGATGGAGATTCCTTATACTCTTTGAAGAAATTTTTGGAAGTAAGTGCAACATACTGAATTTCCTCATTAGTAAAAAAATCACCACCTATTGAAAGAAGATAGTTCGGGTGTTTCAACATGTAAGCAAATATGACTTTCTCCTGTTGTATGCTCGACTTTAATCCCATATCGTTTTCACAATTTTATATGAACTACCACTTTTTTCTATAAACCCTTCACCAAGTAAAGTGTTTATTATTTTATCTATTCTATTATTAACCAATTCATCGTCTGTTTCATTGGAGAAATATCTATTTTTAATTTTATCCCTTGAAAACAACTTATCATCCAATGAAATTGTACATGAGTCATAAAGTACATCCAATGGGGTGGGATAACCGAATAAAGTCTTATTTATTCCAGTTATATCTTACTTGTATTTTATTTTTGTCCAATTCTCTCATATAACTAAAATATAACAAAAAAGGTGGAGATTATCCACCTTTTAACAAAATATCAAGTATATGTTGGATTTTTTGTTAAAATCTATAATATACTTGATATTTTGTTAAAAAATGTTATTCCTCAATGAGTTGTGTTTTGATTTGGTCATCAACGGTTTCTTCTTCCTCCTCAAACAAATCATCTATTTTCACACCCTCTGCATACTTAAACTCACTCTGGATATATTCATCAAGTCTTTGAAGTCTTTCCTTTGTAAAAGTTTTTGCTGTAAACAACTCCTTTGGTGAAATCGTTTCACCGTTATCGAGACAATAGTTTCTTGAAGTCTCACTTGGAACAAAATATAAAACCTCTCCGTCCTTTTTTTCTACACGGATATATTCATCATTTGGTGACTTATTGTATTCCTTTTCTGTTATAAATTTTCCTTTTTGAATACCACATCTTTCAAATGAGATATACTCCTCTAGACCGACATACGGATTCATACCATTTACATAGGAGATATAAAACTTCACTTTGACTGGTTTGCAGAATCTATTTTTGTCAGGTTCAGCAGTGACAACGATTCCTGTCTGCAAATTGTCCGAACCCTCTTTGAGTTTTGCCTTTGAAAGGTTGAGAATGATACTTGCACCATATACAAGACCCTTACCACCCGACTGAATTCTCTGAGAGAACAAGTCGTTGGACATATAGATGTGGTTTGAGAAGGCAAATGTTGCACCGACAATACCCATCTTATGGGCGACGATACGGAAGATTGCACGTATATTCTTTGCACGAGTCATATCTGCCTTGTCACTTGCTGCCTTTGCATCGTCAATTTCTTTCTGTGTGGCCAAGTTACCAACAGAATCAAGGACAAAGAAAATATTAGGAATTTGATTTCCAGCTTCTTTCTGTTCAATCAAAAGGTCAAGTGTTTGTGTGATTGAGGTTTTAAAATCTTGAACAGTACCGACTGGTTCGTAACGGAACTTCTCTGGGTCAACTCCGAACTGAACGAGTTGTGAAAGTTCGATTGCATTTTCACTGTCATACCAAATCACATAGTGACCTTTTTTCTGTGCCTCACGAGCCATGTTCATAAGAAGGTATGTCTTACCCGTTCCACTCTCACCAGACAAACAGAGGATTCTATTATTTGGGGCTCCCTTAAATATACTACCCGTTAGGCTGGCGTTACAGATGTAGTTACCCGTTGGGATGTAATCTGTAATCTCAGACACTCCAGCACCATCGGACATCAAACCACCCCACTTTGAATTTTTTGACATTTCTTTGTTTAAATCACTAAAACTAAAAATTCCACTTTGTTTAGCCATATACTATAAAATTTATTTTGTTGTACTTTAAATATAACAAAAATGTGTCATATTGCATAAATATTTTAAACACAAAATTTTTGCAATGATTGATGAAAAATTACCAAAGAGAATAACACTTGAAGACATTCTTTACCACAAGCGATGGATATTGGAACTTGTCGATAAATTCGGAATGGATATACCAGATGATATAGATGGTCACGATTTCAAGAAAGTTTGGGACAGATGGGTAGATAGAGGTGGTGAATCCAACTATTACTTTGCAGAAGAATTAAGAAAAGGATTGAACAAGTATCTTATAGAAAAAAATAAAGAAGTAAATGAATGTGGGGTACAAGGTGGTGCAACACCGGCAAATGTCGGTGGAATGGGTGACATAGTTTTACCCGGTGGTGAACCTGGTAGTGGTTCACCCGGTTCCGGTGACATTCCTTTACCATCTCCAACAGGAAAAGTGTATACACAAGTTCAACCATTTGACCAATTTATAAAGAAAAATTGGAAGAATAGGAAAATAAAAAAATCAAAGAGAAAACGTAGATTGGAAAAAAACAGTGATGCAGAACATACACCAAATGCTCCAGTTTATGACTATGTTGATGATTTTAGAACGTATGCACAAAGAACACAAAATAATCTTAACGGATAAATGGGAATACTCAAAACTATAACAAAAGAATATTTCGGTGATACAGTAAGAAAAGAAGACATGATAAATTTAAATAGTCTCAATGTTGAAATAATTTCTTTCACAGACAATAATAAAAAATATCATGGAATAGGTTATAAACCTAAAGATAAAGATAACTTGAAAATGTTATTGAAAAGAATGATTGAAATGAGGGGTGATGAAGGTTACTTCAATGATATAGATACTTCAGATATTGAAGATATGAGTTCTTTATTTAAAAATAATAAAAATTTTAACGGGGATATAACCGGTTGGGACGTATCAAATGTTAAATATATGAATGATATGTTTTTTTATTCAACATCATTCAACCAACCTATTGGAAATTGGAATGTATCAAAAGTTGAAAATATGAATTGTATGTTTAGTGATGCAACATCATTCAATCAACCTATTGGAAAATGGGACGTTTCAAATGTTTATAATATGAAATATATGTTTTTTGGTTGCCATAAATTCAACCAACCTATTGGTAATTGGAAAGTATCAAAAGTTACAACTATGGAATATATGTTTGCTTATGTAACATCATTCAATCAACCTATTGAAAATTGGGATGTTTCAAATGTTACAAATATGAGTAATATGTTTAACTATGCTAAATCATTCAATCAAGATTTATCAAAATGGGATTTAACCGAAAAAGAAACAATAGGTATGTTTAATGATTGTCCAATAAAAGATGAATACAAACCTAAAATGAAATAACATGGGAATACTTAAAACCATAACAGAAGAATATTTCGGTGAGACAATAAGAAAAGAAGATGAAATAAACATAGAAGGTCTTAATGTTAAAATAGTTTCTTTTACAGACAATAATGGTAATATCCATAGAAAAGGTTATAAACCTAAAGATAAAATTAATTTAAAAAGATTATTGGAAAGAATGATTGAAGTGAGGGGAGATGATGGTGACTTCAACGATATAGACACTTCTGACATTAAAATTATGGACTCGTTATTTAAAGACAATAATACTTTTAACGGGGATATAACCGGTTGGAATGTTAGTGGTGTTAAAAGTATGTATCGTATATTTTTTAATGCAACATCATTCAATCAACCAATAGGTAATTGGGTTGTTTCAAATGTTGAAGAGATGGGCGGTATGTTTGCTTATGCAACATCATTCAATCAAGATTTATCAAAATGGAATTTAAATGGAAAGGATACGACAAATATGTTTGTTGATTGTCCGATAAAAGACGAATATAAACCAAAGATAGAATAAAGAGTGATTGTTAAATCATTCTTTATTTTTTCATAAATACTATAAATATATAAAATATAATAACATGGATTATACTAATAAAGGATATTCCCCATTGAACGAAAGTAAAAAAGCAGACGATATTCAAATTGTTTTTTTGAGTTCTAGAGCAGAAAAAACAACAAAAAGTTCAAATTCAATGTTTTTCTTTGAAGATGCTGCAAAGAAAGCCGGCCTTAAAATGATAACAATAGACCCAAGTTCATCTACTATAAAGAGAAACAGTGAGGATTCATATACGGTTGTGGAAGACAATGGTGGTAAAAAAACTTATGTTTTGAAACCATCAAATACAATTATTGTTCCAAGACGTACTGTTTTGAAAAACAGTGAGTCGAAAGAATTTATACAAGACTTGCAGACTTATGGATTTTTCTGTTTGAACACACTCGACTCAATAGAGACTTGTGAAGATAAGTTTTTGACATATAAAAAACTAAAAAACGCTGGTGTTCCAACACCAAAGACAACCGTTATTACATCATCTTCAATGAATAAACTCGATGACAAGATAGACAATATCGGAGGAAAGTTCCCAATTGTTTGTAAGATTCTGAATGGGACACAAGGTGTAGGTGTATTTATCATCGACTCAAAGATGAGTCTTCGTTCCACTCTACAAACTATGTTCAAACTATCCCCAAAGTCTGACATCATTCTTCAGGAGAAGATTGATTCAGATTATGATTTGAGGGTTCATGTTATGTATAATGGATTTGAAAGAATGACATCGGGACTAGATGGTTTTGAAATCATTGGTTGTATGAAAAGAAACCAGCTTGCTGGTGACTTCAGAAGTAACTATTCACTCGGTTCAACTGCTGAAAAAGGAACTCTTACACCGGAACAGGAAAAGATTGCAAAGATGGCTGCCAAGGCAACTGGATGTAGATGGTGTGGTGTTGATTTGATTGTTTCAGCAACAACAAAACCACCTTATGTCATCGAAGTCAATTCATCACCAGGAACAAAAGGTATCACTACAGCAGCAGGTGACGATGTTGTCGGAACACTCTTCAATATGTTCAAAGACTTCAAATACACCAAGTATGAGTCAGAACAAATCGGTAGTTATGAAACAATAACCATCAAGGATATTTCGAAAGAAACATCTGCTCTTGATACGGCAATAAAATTTGACGACAATAAGACATTCACAGAACTTGAGTGTTCGTCGGTCAATGCAAAAGATGAAGACGTTTCATTTGTTTTCAATGGAGTCACCTATAACCGTGAATTGGTTGGTTTGAAGAAAAACGACCCAATGGTGGAACTCAACTTGAAATTTAACGGAACTGTCTATAAAAATGAACTCGTTGTGTTGAAACAAGTCAACGACAATATTAATAAGAATCATATGGTTGGTGGTACAAAACTTATCAATCGTGTAGCAAACAACGCTGTCATCATAGATAAACCTTTCTATCTGACAGACAACACGACAAACTTCGATATACCTAAAAAAACGGTGGAAGAAGGTCTTTTGACAGAGGGTAAAAACTGGGTGTTCAAAGTTAACGATGAAGAAATTAAACTTGCTGGTTTAAGACAAGTTATTAAATCTTTTGTCGATGGAACAAGGAATAAATATTCAAGAGGAAAATGGTCGATTGAAGCAGAAGATTCCAATAATTGGGAACTTATGTACAATGAACAAAAGTTCATCGAATGTAAGGATGCAGAGATAAAGTTCAAACACAATTACATGCCGTATAATTTGGCATGTAAAATCTCCGGTGTAATCGAATCAATCATAGAAGGTGCCATTGTAGATATGAGTGTATATCCAGAAACAAAAGAAGTGTAAAAGATAGAATAAGACTCATAAAACAAAAATAGAAGTTAATTGAAATTAACTTCTATTTTTTCATAAATATATAAAATAAATATTATTTATGGATGTTCTCTTAAAATTAACAAAAGAATATTTTGGTAAGTTACAGAGAGATGAGGATAAGTTTGTAACAAATATAGATGAAATGGAAGAAGTTGACCTCGGTCGAAGTTTTCCAATAATATTTGCAGACAGAGACTTGATTATAAACGGACAAGATTATTTTAACTGGTTTTTTGTTGAAAGTGTTTTAGAGAAAATAAAAAAGACCGGTTGGGATTTACCACCATATAAAGGATTTGATGAGATGTTTTATAAATCAACATATCCACATAGAAAAAAAGACATTATAATAGATAATTGGATTTCTTTTGAGGGGGGTACGATAACGACAACCGAAACAAGTCAAGTATTACATTTTAATTCAAATAGACAATTTGGTGAAACTTATTGGTGTAGTCCAGATAGAGATTTATCCAATTCTGATACTGCAAGATGTTTCAATATGGGTGACACGAGATTTGAAGCAATAGTGGTTACAAATAACGAACCGAAAGAAGGAAAATGTAAAATAAGACTTGTAAAATACAAGTTTCCTGATGAAGATTTCTTCAAATAATTCATAAATATACTATGGGATGCAACTGTAACAAAAACGATTCTATACCACTTTCAGTTAAGAAGGAAAAAAGAAGAAAACTGAAAGAAAAAATATCAGATATAAAACAACTTTGGAAAGAAAGTGAGTCGTCAGGATTGTCTGGTAGTGCTACCGTAACAAAAGACGAATTGGGATTTAAATAAAGGAATAAAAAATGCAACAAATAAAATCATTCGACGAATTTATAAACAACGTCACAGAATCTAAAACCGATTCAAAAAAAGAAATCGCCGGATTCAAGGAAGCAATTGAAATTGTCGGTCTCGGAACAATCAAGGCAAAACTTGATACTGGGAACACGACAAAATACAACGCCCTCATAGTCCAAGACTATTTCGAAAAAGATGGAAAGGTGAAGTTTAATTTCAACGGAAAAGAACTGGAGTATGATGTGGAGAAACATGTAAGAATATGGCATCACGGAAAATCAACAGAACGTCCAATTATCAAAGTTGATTTGATTTTCAATGGAAAAGAGTATAAAGACGAACTCATTGATTTAAAAATTTCAGATTTGACTGGTACAAAGAGCTATAGATGTCGTATGTTGATATGTAAAAAATTTATGGAAGAGGCAAATATTATCATAGACCCATCCAAAGAATTTAACATCACTAAAAAACATCAGATTGACAAACCAAGAAAAAAGAAAGTCAATGAATCAAAAGATAGTGAAAATCAAGTGATAATGAGTACCAACAAAAACTTGGACGCTACTGACATTGATTTCATACTCGGTGGGAAAACCATTGGTGGTGCAATTCTGACAAATCAATATATTGATGGAATAATAAGTGAATATAAAGACTCTGTGGATGATTTCGACGAAAGTATATTCAGAAAATTTGACGACAGTGAAAAACTATATAACCTTGAAGACTTTTGGATAAACAGAGAATATCGAGGAAAAGGTTATTCAAAATTGTGTCTAGAAAAATTGATGGAAAAATATGGTGATAAACAAATGGTATTGAGAGCGTTTCCTGATGGTGGAGTAGATGAAGACACTCTTGTGAAGATATATAGCAGATATGGTTTTGTAGTGCTTCAACCAACAAAATCTGATGGAACGATAATGGGTAAATATAAAAATAAAAAAGAGTGAGGTTTTCCCCACTCTTTTTTTATTTTACTCTTCTTATTCACATTCATCACTCCAATCACAATCAAGTTCTTCATCGATAGATGTATATGTTGAAAAATCAAGGAACTTACTCTCTGATACATGAGTTGGTGTGAATTTAGAATGCTCATCAATGACACCCAAAAATCTTTCTTCTGCAAAACATCTGAATGACATCTTTTCTATATCAAAATAGGTGACAAAACCTTCTTTTGCAGGTCTTTTTGTTCCAGAAGATGAAGTTGATGGACCAAGTACTCTTGCAATTATATCTCTATTTCTTGTTCCGTATGCAACTCTTATTGAACCATCCTTTTTCTCAAATTTGAACGAGACGATATCTGCTCTAAGCATTTCTATAAATGTTGAAATTGGAACCATCTTTGGTTTTATTGCCATTGTAGTAGTTTTGATTTCACCAGTAGGAGTCTCAACAACACCCTTTGGTACCCTAATCTCACCACTAGGAAGTTCAACGACACCTTCCGGTGTATCAATTTCTTCTTTGGTTTCTTTGGTTTTTGTTGTTTCTGGATTATCACTTTCCCAGTTATACCCCTCTTTAATCAATTTGTCCCATAATTTATCGAAATAACTATATGCTTCAGACGATGCTTCGGATGGCCATGTTCTTCTAACATCATCCAAATTCATCAATACAGTATTGAATGGATTTTCTTCACGGAATCCCTCTGTAGAACCATCCCATGATTCATTTACTTTTTTCATAAACATTTTAAATTATATATTATTTATGAAAAAGAATGTTATTCATTATATTGTCACTTAATTTTTGAATATATCTAATTTCATATGAACCGTCGTCTTTCAACCAGATAAGTCTTCTGTCGATGATTTTCAAACCGACACTTTCAAACATTTTCTGATATAAATTGAACTGAAGTGTATAATGTGACAACGCCGTATCTTGAAAATCACCCATAGGTGGTTTCATTCTGATGTCGTTTCTGACCGTGAAATCTTTTTCAAGCTCCTTGTTTGTTTTCCAGTCACCTATAACAAAACCACTCTCTTCGGGAAATATTTGATTTTCTTCATAGAAAAGAATATCGGCCGTACCACATATCGGAAGTACATTATCCATATATTTTGTAGAAAGTTTAAACTCAGCACCAACCACATATAATCGTTTACATGGGTCAAAGTTCATCTCCCTGTAAAACTTCACAATAGCTTCCTCTTTCGGATATGTCGGAAGAAGGACTTTGTATTCTTCATCCCATTGTTTTTTGTTTGATTCACAGATAAGTTCCGGATGACCCGCCATAACATTTGTATAACTCTCTCCAAACTCATGTGTTCTCGAACCAGATATTGTTGATTTACGATTCAATAGTCTCCAATTTCTTAAAACATCATATTGTGTCAAACCAACTTTCTCTGCATATGCTCTCGATTTTACATCCTCATCAAATGGTTGCTCATATTTCTTGATGATATGGGAAACCGGAGTGTACTCTTTTTTGTCGATGAAATATTGATGACTCTCTTCAATGAAATTGATGTCACCAAATTTTTCATTCAACAACTCTCTTGTTTCTTCTACTATTTTCATATCTTTCCTATTACCATTTCTTTACTTATAACAACATATTCAATATCATCTACTTTGATGTATAATCCACCCATATCACAAAAAGCGATACGGTCTCCGACTTGATATTCATCATTAGGAACACCAATACTGTCTATTGTACCGGTATATGGTGGTGGAATTTCCATCATATTTTCAGATTTCAATGGTTCCGGAAGGATTATCCCTCCAGCAGATTTATATTCACCATGGTCTTTAATAACCATCATTACATCATTTACTGCAACAAGTCTCATAGTTTTTCTTTATAGTTTGTATATAATTCCATTACTGTGTCGAATCTCTTTCCCTCGACATCGTTGTCTTTCAGCCATTCCTCTATATATTGTTCTTGTGTCTTTTTATCCACAGAATTTTCATCTTCATTCAACGATACAATATCTTCGTTATTTTCAGAATGTATGTTAAACTCTTTGAACACTCCGTTCAACTCATTCATCAAATCATCAAACTTACATTGTATGACATCATTCCCGTTAATATGTAAATCGACAAAACAATTTCTCCACATATCCTTTAATTCACCAACTGTTTTGTCAAGTATCTCATATATAGAGAACTTTTTAAATTTTGGTGAATATGTGTTTTCAAAAAATGTTGTCTCACCCGTTTTTACATCAAGTATGGTTATTCCGTTCATACCATCCATATCACCACGTGTCATCTGATACGGTGTGCCAACATAATGAACATTTTTCATATCTTGTTTCTTATGAATATGACCGGCGTATACCACAGATTTCTTAAAATCTTTTGAATCTATTGCATTACTCGACATAGACTTAATACCACTTTTGTTCAACTGACAACCGGCAACATCTAAATGTCCAAAGATATAATCGACATCAACTGACTCCAATAATTTTCTCTCAGTTTCCAATTCGTTAATCCAAGGATTGAATAAAACACTTTTTCCACTTATAACCTCAACCTCTGGTTTCTTATACACTGTAACATTTGGTATATTCTCCAACATTCTTATTGATGTAATATCGTTTGACGATTTATTGTAAATATCGTGATTTCCGACCACAATACGAATATCATCAAATATTTTAGACAAACTATTGAATATATCAATTGTTCTGCACATCGTATTAAGACCAACTGTACTTCTATTATCAAATACATCACCAAGATGGACAAGTATATCACCATCCTTATGTTCTTTCTTCATCAAAGGAATAACGACATCATTGAAATATCTTGTAAAATCGTTCAACCAATTCTCATTGTCGTTTTTCACACCAAAATGTGTATCTGCTAAAAACCATATTCTACTCATATTTAAAATATAACAAAAATAAAAAAGGTGTGATTCTTTTTTCACACCTTTCTAAAAAAACAATATGAACTTTTACAGTATTAAGAAAACATAATCGGACCAATGACAACACTTGTTTTCACACAATTTTCTTCATCAAACGAAGAAAACTTTATTCTGTTACTATGAAACTCAATAGTATACAATTTGTCATTGTCAATGTACGAGAAATGTTGCTTATTGAAGCAGCCAAGGAACGAATCACTTCCACTGAAGTTTTCATAGCCTATATTACTCAATCTCTTGTTATATACCTTTTCGTAGTCTACGAACTCCTTAAATGCACCCTCATCACCTTCACGATAACGATTGATAATTTCGTTTATCTCAGAACGAACATTTTCGTCGGTAGGTTCGATTTCGGAAACAAACACATCATCACCATTTTTATAGAAGAATACACGAGCAAACTCCTTATATAGACTGAAAAGGTTTTGTATATACTTAAACTCATTCTCATTAATATCAATTGAGAATTGTAAATTTGACGTATTCTCGAAAACGTTTTTCTTTTTGTCTTCCTCCATTGTAAGAAAATCAACTGCCTCTGGGTCTGCACAAACCACATTCAACTCGAATCCGTCTGTGTGGATTGACATCTTCTTTGCAAAGTTGTTGTCTTCAACATAGAATGTGATATTGACATTTTCGGAACCAATGAGTGGAAGGGCGGAGATAATCTTACTGGCATCACCGAACTGAATCTTCACACACTCATCATCACACTCGTTTTCATAACTTTCACAAATCTTTTCCAAATCTGACTCAACAGCCTTGACGGCGGTTTTTTGTTTGTTATAGGCGATAGATTCATACTCACTACCCCTAACTGTGACGAACATCATTCTGTCCATACTCGAACTTCTCTTGACGAGATTAAGGAAACGCTTGGTTTCCACATTTTTTAGTGAAATCTTTCTCATAAAATAAAACTAAATTAAAAATTAACTTCTTGAATTAAATATAACAAAAAAATTACCACAATGGGAACATTTTTTCATTTTTTATTTTTTCAATCCTCTTATTTGCAGTATTACAATATTCCGTGCTTATTTCTGCACCGATATATTTCCTATCTAAATTTTCACATACACAGCAAGTTGTTCCAACACCGGAAAACGGGTCAAACACAACATCACCTTTATATGTAAAAAGTTTCAAAATTCTTTCAACCAATTCTTCTGGAAACATCGCCGGATGACCAAATTCTTTCATTCTTTTTTCAGGAGGTATCACCCACTTGGCCGTAGTGTATAACTTGAACTCCTCACCGGTTATGTCTATATTTTCTTTTAGTCCTTTATGTTTCGGAGAGTTTTTATAGAAGTATTCAACATATTCCCATGTGTATTTCAAATATGGTTGTGACGGACTCTTCCAACTACCCCATGTTGTATATGCACAATTATAGTTATTCTTCTCCCAAAGTATCTCACCTCCCCAAGTAAGTCCAAGTTCGGTAAGAATTTTTGTAACGATATGATGTGTCGGATAGTTATTTGTAAAAACCGGTTGCACATTGACAAACATTCTTCCACCATCCTTTAAAACTCTAACACACCCTTTGAATATATTCGTTAAAAACTCCTCATATTTCTCAGGTTGAAACTTATCGTCATAATTATTATATTCCTTTTGGAACATATATGGTGGACTTGTAATGATACAATCGACAGACGAGTCACACATTTTTTCAATAATTGTGATACAATCCTCGTTATATATTTTATTAAGTTCTATCATATATTAAATATAACAAAAAAGGAGAGATTTTTAAATCTCTCCTTTTTTTAAGACATGCTTCTTTTTGAATCAATAAGCGTTTTTTGAAGAATTAACATCTTCCACATTTTTTCACTATTTTCACTGCTCCCAATATATTTTCTCAAAGTTGTTATTGTTCTAAATACAACTTTTCCGTATATTTCCGTCTCAGTATTATACTTTCCATCAACAATATCTTCCATATAACTCATAACATTATCAATGTCTGAACCTTCGGCCTTTCCTTTTTTTGGAAGAATTCTCATTTCGTCTGGAAGTTCTTCATTATTTATATCATCATATATCTTTCTTTTAATCCATTCCCAAACAACTCTTTGTGTTGGACTTATATCAATAACAGTCAAACGTGAAGAAAGTGCTCCCCAATGAGGGGCAATAAGTCTACTGTTTGAAAACTTTTCTATTGGTTTATTACTTACAAAAACTATAAAACCATTAAAAATAAACTGATTAGGAATAAGGGCACGTTGTTTTTGTTCAGCATATTTCTCAAAATTCTGTTCTGCTTGCAATCTCAAAGCGGCAGCACTCATTCCTGAATATTCTGGGTCTTTTTTCGTTTTTGCTTCATCTTCAGCTGTAAGTTTCTTTATTTCTTTTTTAATCCATATTCCTCTATCATACTCAGATATTGAACCAACTTCTAAATAATATCTTTCACGTCTAGATAATCTTTCACCCATAACGTCGTAAAATTCAGATTTTTGGTCTCCAGCATTAAGACCTCTTGCTGTTGGAGCAGTAAGTTTTCTCTCCTTTTCCGTTTCAGATGTTGCTTTCTTGAAAAGAGAAATCTTATCATCATCATCCCATATATTTGGAGTGTCGTCATATATAAGTACCATATTATTAAACCTATATAGGTTTTTATATACAGCTTGTGGTGTTGATACTGCACCTATACTAATATAATGAATACCTTCTATTGCACCAGTATTTTTAATTGCTTTTTCTATACCGACAGATTTACCAATACCAGCAGTACCTGTGACAAGGATACCTCTTGTAAGTGCCATAATACCTTCAAGTTTTTCGGTAGACCCTTCTTTACCGCCTTTCTTAACGTATTCTAACATTGCTTCAACAGACCGTCTTTCAAATTCCATACGTTCTTCCAAATCATCAATTTTTTCATTGATGACACTTTCAGCCTCTCTAACATCCCAAAGACCATGTTCATTGATATATGTTGACAATCTACCACTCTTTCCTGCATTAAAAAACCACAAATCTTTCAATTCTTGTGCCTTATCATCAGTAAGACCATGTGTTGTTCCACACAATGCCATATGTACAAGTGTAATTGTTCTATGTCCATTTGTACTATCCAAATCGCCGGTAGATGTAATGAATAAAGCTCTCTGAACTTGATAAAGGTCTTCCGTTTCATCAAAAAAATCAGTAGTCATTATTTTAAGAATATCTGGGTCATCATATTTCTCAAAAAGTTTTAAAAATTCATTTGCAGATTCTCTTGAAATAGTGGTATCATCAGTCTCTCTTGTTCTTGAAGACTTACTTACCAATTTTCCCATAAAGGCGGCTGTGATTTTTTTAGGAGAACCGTCTGAAATTTTTGTAACAGGTGATATTCCTATTTCCGCCTTCGGTGTAACTTCTCTTGCTTCAGATATAGGTGAATATTTGTTATTTATAACATTAAGTGTAGATATAAGTGTTCTTATCATCGACAACCAACCAAATTTTTTTGTAGATACAGAAAACACCGATTTAGCGTTACTATTTTCAAGTGGGTCTTCATTAAAGAAAATTATCACTTTATCGATACCACTTTTCGACAACACCAAATAAAATTCATCACAATATATCATTGTAGCCTTTTTTCCATTAGCTGTGATTATATATGGATGAACATTCCAATCAATATTATCAAAATTATTCTTAAGATGTTTTAAAATAATAGATGTTGCCTTCAACAAATACCTATTATCTGAAACAAATTCCGGTTTATCAAAGTCTTCTTCTGTATTGAAAACATCACCAATATTACTACCATTACCATCTATACCTGGTACATAAACACCAGGTATACTATTTTCAAATAACGAAGTATAACCAGATTTTTTCAAAAATTCATTAAAACTTTCAATCATATTTTTTGTTTATATTATATTATTTAAAGTATTTATGAAAAAAGAAAAAGGAGGATAAACCTCCTTTTAATCACCACAAACCATTATCATTGTTATAGTTTAAGTAAAGACTCTCATATACGATTGCATTTTTATCTTTACCGGTTGTTCTTTTGAAAGATGAGTTTCCACTTTTGATATAAAGATGTCTTCTGTAACACTTTTCTGGTACAGAGTATGTGTTGTCAATATCACCGGATTTCCCATCAAATGAAAGTGCAAACTTCACATTCATTTTCGAAACATTTTCAAGAAAAACAAAGAACGACTCAAAGTCTATCCCTCCGAAATACATTCCCTTGGTGTTGAAATACGGTGGGTCCATATAAATGAAATCACCTTCTTTTATTTCATCAAGTATTTCTTCATAGGAACGATGTACAAACTCGACGTTATTTTTTCTCAATTTGTCACTCCATTCATTTAATATGGGTTTCAACAATTCTGGTTTGATTCCATTTCTTGTTATGTGAAAACTATTGTTGAACTCACCCATCTGATTATATCTCGGCATACCGTTTGTGGTTGTTCTCATTATGAAGAAAAACACAAGTGGGTCGTGGTTCTCGTTGTATATCTTCCTTTGTTCCTCAAAAAATTTCCTCTTACGGTCTATATCGTTGTCTTTGTTCAACTCTTCCCACAGTTTCACATAAGACTCATATATCTCATCCGGTGAATGCTTTACTTTTTTCCACAATTCAATAAGGTCTTGGTTTATGTCAGAACACACATATCTCTTCACAAATATTCCAGAGTTAATCAAACCCATAAGCATCGAACAACCACCACAGAAAGGCTCGTAGTATGTGTCGATTGTCTGTGGGAAATACCCAAGAATATCTTCACACTGACTTCTTTTTGAACCACTCCACTTTATAACCGGTTGAAACTTAACCATATCTTAAATTCCTATTCTTTTTTCTGCAATATCGAAATATTTTTTATTCAATTCTATTCCAATAAAATCCCTGTTCAAATTTCTGCAAGCGACTCCAGTGGTACCGCTACCCATAGTCATATCCATAACCAAATCACCCTCTTTTGTGTATGTTTTTACAAGATATTCGAGAAGAGCGATGGGTTTCTGTGTTGGATGCAAATGTGACTTGTCTGTATTGAACTCAAGTATATTGTATGGATATCTCAACGAAGTATCCCTGTCTTTGTGTCTGTATACACCGTTCTTGTGGTTTTCTGCAAATATCGAAGTTGTTTTACTCTCTTTCGGAAGAGTATATTTTTCACCTTTTATCATCTGTGGATAATAAGGCATTTTCTTCTCACCATATCTTGCATAACCGTTTGAAAAAACAGAAATGATTTCTATATTGTTCAACGGTTGGTATGGCGCTTGTGGAAAATTTGACTTCGTGTCTTTTTTCCAAATCCAGTCATACTTGAACTCATCGACATTTGACATTCTCAACATAGACGAAAACGGTTCCTTACCAAACAGTATAATGGGAATGTAATCTTTACGTAGTTGTTTTATACACCCCCACAATTCGTCAAACGGAATCACAAAATCCCATTTTTTGCATCGACTTGTACCATAAGGCAAATCACATATAACTGCATCAACTTTCACACCCCATTCAATAAGTTTGTGCATAATATCTATACAATCACCATTATACAGTTCAAACATACTAAAAAAGTTTTATTGTATTTTCCACCTCATTCATTCTTTGTTCGACAATCTTAAAATAACCACAATCCAATTCAATACCTATAAAGTTACGGTTTGTATTGACACAGGCTACGCCGGTTGAACCACTACCCATTGTATTATCAAGAACCGTTTCTCCTTCATTGGTATATGTCTTTATAAGATACTCCAAAAGGTCTACCGGTTTCTCATTCGGATGTTGTTTGCTGTAATTATCAACACACTTGTATTCAAGGAGATTGTTCGGATACCTTGTTGTATCTCCACCCTCATAATTCCTCTTGTTTCCACCATAATAGATTTTACCGTTGGAACAACCCTTTGCACTGTTTGTCGGGATATGTCCATCGGACTTTTGTGGGTAATATTCGTGTTTGTAGAAAACACATATTTCCTCTATCTTTCTCAACGGCATCCGTTTGGCGTGGAAAAAATTTGTCGTCTGGTTTTTTGACCAATACCAGCAATATTTGAAATTTTTTATATTCGAATTTATGAGTTTTGTTGTAAATGGTTGTGACGAAAACAACACAACCGGACAATCGTCCTTTCTTACCCTCTTATAATGATTCCACAACAAGTCAAGGTTTATCTCTTTATCCCACTCTTGTGCAGTGCAGTTATATGGAAGGTCACACAGAATCATATCAATGGATTTGTCTTGAATGCTATTCATAACATCAAAACAATCACTATTAAATAACCTTGTACTCATTATTCAAATATAAGTATTCTACTTTACATTTTTCACAAGTTTCCCATTTAATCCATTCGAGTGCCTTTTCAAATGTGTCAAATTCAACATAGTCACTCCATTCACCAATATATCCAAAATAATGCCACCAACTCCACCAATGCTTATGTTGTGGGAAATAAGTAACCGAAATCTTTCCGTCGATTCCCTTTGATTTTACTTTCTTAATTCTATATTTCATACTAAAATAAAGTTTTATTATTCGACTCAGCTTCAATTATTCTCAGTTTTGCAATCTTGAAAAACCTTTCCTCGATTTCAAATCCTATAAATTTTCTGTTTGTATTGATGCAAGCGACAGCGGTCGTTCCACTACCTATACAATTGTCCAACACCAATCCACCTTCCGGACAATACGACTTCACCAAAAATTCAATCAACTCAACCGGTTTCTGTGTAGGATGTATCTGGTCCTGTCTTCTCCATTTTTGTGGAAAGTCTAAAACCGTGATTGGATGACGTGTTCCTTTGTTGTCAGTCTCGACACCTTTTATCCCATATCCAAGATTATTCACTTTGTTTGGAGTATACTTTCTTTTATATGGAGTTCCTTTTGACATCTGTGGTTCATAGTATGCTGCCGACTCACCGAATACAAGTATCATCTCGTGTTTCTTTAACGGCATATACTTTGCCGTAAGAGGAGACCCACACTTCGATTTCTTCCAAACCATATCATATCTGAAAAGTTTCTCATTTGAGATGGCAAGTTTAAATGCAAAAAGACCGGAACCGAAAAGAATGATATTTCCTTTCGGTTTGATTATCCTCTCATATTGTCCCCACAACTTATCGACTGGGAGTTGAACATCCCAATTCATTGATGTTGATTGATAAGGTGGGTCACAAATGATACAGTCAACAGAATGGTCGTCAATCTTCTTCATCCCTTCAAGACAATCCTCGTTATATATTTTATTAATTTCTAACATATTAAAATAAACTATATTCTTTTTCTTGCAATTCTTCTTTTATTCTCTTACAAGATTTATCATAATATTCTTTGTTCAATTCAAATCCGATAAAATTTCTATTTTCTCTTATACAAGCGATAGCAGTTGTACCAGACCCCATGCAGTTGTCAAGAACCAAATCATCCTCGTTTGTATATGTACGAACCAAATATGCAACAAGGTCAACTGGTTTCTGTGTCGGATGGATTTTAGATTTATCACGATTATACTTCAGTATAGATGTCGGGTATCTATCTCCATTATTGACAGTTATAGTTTCTTTATTGTTCTTATAGTCATAATTTGTTCCGACACCACCTTGTTTGCATATATAAGGTTTTCCCGTTCCCATCTGTGGGTGGTATGTCATTGCATCATCAGAATTTTTCACAAAACAAGCAGCCTTTTTGGAAAACACAAGTATATTCTCATGCTTCTTCAATGGGGCAAAATTACTGTTAAGATGACCTGTTCCGGAATCTTTTTCCCATATCCACTCATATTTCAACATCTCAATATTACTTGCACCAAGTATTTTATCGAAAGGAGTCTGGGCAAACAACACAATTGCTCCAGCTGGTTTTATGATACGTTTATATTCAGTCCATAAAGAATCGAGTGGTATGACACTATCCCAACTATTCTTTGTTGTCCCATAAGGTAAATCACAAATGATACAATCAATTGATTCATCATCTATCTTCTTCATCCCTTCAAGACAATCCTCGTTATATATTTTATTGATTTCTAACATATTAAAATACTTTTACTTCATTTTGTACTTCTGAAATTCTTCTTTTTGCAATATCGTAAAATCCTTTGTCTATTTCAAATCCTATGAAATCACGACCGAGATTGAGACAAGCGACACCGGTACTTCCACTACCCATACAACCGTCGAGTACAACATCACCTTCGTTTGTTGATATGAATACAATCCTCTCCATCAGTAAAACTGGTTTCTGTGTCGGGTGGTTTGTCTTTTCCTTTGAGTTGTGTGGAAGTGCCGGTATATCAGTCCATACATCCGACAGACTAACTCCGTCTTTCAACATACCTTCGGTGTATTCCTTTCTTTTTGTATCTGGTTTCACCTTTATATTATTAAAAACCGGTTCGCCTCCAGATTTGGAATAATAAGCAATCGGTTCGTAACCGGAAGCGAGGGAGTGACCCCTCGTATTGTTGAAACCTCTTTTCCTTGCCCAGATGATTATCCTTTTCTCAATCAGATATTTATCAAGCATGTTGCATATTTTCCTATTCATTTGTCTTGATGTGAAAAGAAAGATGTTTCCACCGGGTTTCAATACACGAACATACTGCACAATCAAAGACTCAACCCATTCAAGATAACCTTGTTCTGACGACCATTGGTTATCAAACTCCGCCTCAACAACACCAAAATAGGGCAAATCACAGATAATACAATCTATCGAACAATCTTTTATTTTGTTACGTATTCCGTCGACACAATCTTCATTATACAATTCCATACACTAAATATAACAAATTACATAAATAACATATACATAAAAAAAAAATTACATAAATAACATATACATAAAAAAAAAGATATGATTAAGAAATTTGAAAATTTTATAAACGAAAATGCATCAAATGGTATTTTTCCAAAAAAATTACAAGAACATATAGAGTTTATAATACAATCTCTAAAAAAATCAGAAGATAAAGATAAAAATATATCTGCTTTCTTTACAAGTACAAAAGATGAAGAAAGAAATGAAATAAAACGAATGTTGGAAAAAGAACTTGGTGATGATTTATTCATAATCAATAAAGACATTGATTCAACTGAAGATATGGAAAAAACCATTGAAGAAAATAAAGGTAAAGTATTCTATTTCACTCATTTTAAATCAAAAGAAATGTTGAAAGTAATATGTGCAACACCATTGAAACACAATTGTGTCATAAACATATGCACAACAAACGAACCAGAAGGAAAACTCTGGGGTGAAATATTTAAAGAACGTTTTACTTGGATTTGTAACATTTCAGAATTAAAAGATTTATGGAAATAAACAAAATAAAAGGAGGTCGATTGACCTCCTTTTATTTTTCTACCATAACGGAATGTCATCAACCTTTCCGTCGAACCTTTCCATATTTCCGGTGTCCCAATTCATTATTTTAGCAGGAATTTCAGTTTCCGGAAGACACATTGACACTCCATCCATCCTGAAAAGGTTATAAGAGACGATTTCTGCCCATTTTTTTACCTCTGTGGGGTCTTTACCGAACTTTGTGGTAAAACTCTCCACAACGGCAGATAAAACGTTCTCACGGGCAAGAAACAATGAATCTTCCTGCCACTCGTATCCATAAGTTGATTTAAGTGCAAGTTCCGCCAATCGGTACCATTCTTTTTCATCATTGGTTTTTATTCTCTGAAGTTTTCTGTCAAGAATACCAACCCTCTTGTTGATTGGAATCTTCTCACCACTCGAAACATCATAGAGTGTTGTGAGATATGGTGCTTCACCACAAGTCACTTCAAGAACTTTTCTTTTGATATATTCCTCATCAGAACCTTTATATTCCTCATCAAACATATCATTCATTCTTTTCACCACCTCAATCGGAGTAAAAACCTCCGCTTTCTCTTTCGTCCTTGCAGTCTGTACATCGACATTCTTTAAGTAACGTGGTACAACTTCATCAACATTTACATTGAGTTTTCCACCGGTTGTACGTTCTTCAAGTAAAATTTCTTTTATATTCTTATCTATATTCATTTCAAACATCTGTCTTTTCTTTTCCTTTCAAAATCAAATCCATTAACATATTCAAGTATTTCATCTACATCCTCTTCCTCACACCCGACACTAAACAGAAGTTCCCTCTCATTTTCAATCTTCGAGTAGTCAATATCAGGAAACAATCTCCACACCTTTCTTTTCATATTCCTATCGTCTTGACAAATCCACAGACAAAACCTCATAAGATTGGTATGAAGTAAATTCCATACATTCTTTGCAGACTTTTTATCACAGAAACCGAGAACAACCTTCGTTGTTGTATCAGTCCTGAAAAACTTGTTTTCCTCTTCGAGACTCAACACACCGACATTCTCCAAAGACTTCTGTGCAATCCACTTTCCGTTTTCCTTATAGTTTGCATAACTAACATTGATAAACCAAGAATATTGGTTCAACTTCTTCAAGTCTTTTGTTTTATTCCAGTTATAATAGTCCTTATTCCAACTACCATACATAGTGACGGTGTGTTTGTACATCTTCTCTTCTTTATCCATAAGAGAACATATCTTTTTTTCTATGTGATTCAGAAGAATATTATCACCAAAATTCAGTCTGAAATCAAAATTCTTTGAACCTTTCTTGCAAAAATAGATTGCTGGGTCTGTCATTTGTGTTTCTTGAAACAATACACTATCCACAATCTCTATCCTCTCACATCCGAGTCTTTTCAAGAACGTTCTCTCCCTCTCCATTCTCATATCATACAAACATTTAGATGGCATAATGAAACAGAGTTTGTCATCAAACACACAAGTACTTGACTTCATTATATTGAAATGAAGCAATCTACTTCCCACCTTATCATGTCCGTATGGTGGATTGCCCACGATTACATCAAATCTCATATACTAAATATAACAAATACATAAATAATATAAATCAAAACAAAATTTATGGAACTTAAAAATTTTGAAGAATTTATCAGTGAGAATGTAAATCAAAATTCAGATTTAATATTTTTCTGTAAACATTCTGACTTCTGTACATATTGTCCTCTGTTTCACGGTGGTAGTAGTAGAACTTGTCACGACCACGAAGGAATCTTTGTATCAAAAGACACAAGAATTGAAAACGGAAACGAACTCGTATGGGTTTGCATAAACGGTGAATGGAGTTGGCAGAAGAAAGATATAGAACCATCAAAATTCGACAACAGTAAAACTTCAAAAAGAAGAATCATAGACGGTAAAAAATGCAGATTCTACAAAGGTCATTGGGTTGATATTGATAACAAAGATGTTATAGTGAAAGACTATACAAACGATGTATTTGGTGAATAAAACTTATAAAACAAAAAGGAGGTCAAACGACCTCCTTTTTTATTGTAGTTGTTCCTTCCAAGTTTTCCCACACTTCCGGCAAGTGTAAACTCGATAAGTGTTGTGAACTTTATGTTTTCCGAACTCCGTCTTGTTTCCATTTTCATCAAGATATTCTTCCTCATACGAAATTGATGAGTTGTTGTAACAGTTGTGGTATATCTTATCTGGTAGTGAAAACTCTTCGTTGATTATCATAAGAATCACAAGTGCCCACGACATAAAGACACACAACAATATACCTGGTATCAAAAAACAACTTCGGATGGTCATAGTCTTTATACTCACGAATTTTTTTGTTACCGAGCAAAGCGATAACGATACCTATTGTCCAAAAGATTATAAGTGCAAGTATGTTGTTCATATTTTTATTAAAATTTATATGTCCTACAATCCATCGGTGGATATTTTACTTCCAGAAGTCCCAACACAGACCTTACATTTTTTGATGCTTTCACGGCTTCATCGTAATTGTTATAAACCGCCCATTGGTTTCCACCACGTACAACTTCCATTCTTTCGACCGTCATATTGTATCCACAATCGGCGAGGTTCTCCACAAGGAAATCGAGGTCTCTCAAATACCACCAGTTCCCATATTTCTTGACAAATCTTTTTTTATTGTTCTTCGGTATCATTGTTCGTTTTATTTTTTGATAAAATATCTTCAAACTCTTTAATCATTTCATCATTTATAAATTTATAACCATCTGCTTTTCTACTCTTTTTAATAAACCAACTAAACATTCTTCTTGTATTTGTATCACAAAAATCTGGCATCGAATATGGGTTTGTTGAAACAAATGCTTTTATTACACTATGATAAAAATCATTTTTTTGTATATATAATTCGATTTCTTTACGATTTGCAACTCTAAATGATTTCTCATCATAGTCCAAATTTTGTAAATAATCATCTTTCCATTCAAAATCTTCATCATACCCAACAAGACTTTTGAAAAAATCATCACGTATATCTTCAAATTCAACCAAACATTTTCCTTTACAAGTATTTACAACATAAACAACAAACGGCATAATTTTCTTTCCATTTATTGTGATACCTTTTTTTCTTATACCTATTGGCATTGTTTCATTACAATGAAACGCTGATAAATCATTCAATTTTATAGAAATATCATATAAACCTATAGCAGTCATTCGTAATTGTCCTTTGTGGTTTCCTATGAAATACAATGTACCAAAATCACCCTCTTCAGTTACACCTTCAATCCAAATAAGATTATCACAACGAATATCAAACATATATTCATCATTTAATTTGATGCAACCAGAATTTTTTGGATGAAAATCGGTTTCACCACTATCAATGAGTTTATTTTTTTCATAACAAAATAAACAATGTTTATCATCATCGTTTTCTAAAAACATTTTTGCTGTATCACTAAACTTTGACATCTTCTTCAATTCTGACATTATAGTTTCATCAGAAACTGATAAATAATTATAAATTTTCATATTCTTATTTTTTTAGTTTATATCTTACCACAACCCTTCGACAGGTTCATCAACTTCCTTAATCAATCTTTCATTTGCAAATTTTACATACTCATCAGATATTTCAAACCCTATGAAATTCCTTCCAGTCTGTTTTGCCGCCACGGCAGTCGTCCCACTCCCCATAAAGGGGTCGAGTATCAAATCACCTTCTTTCGAAAAAAGGGTTATTAGTTTCTTTGCAAAATCAACAGGGAAACAAGCCCCATGAGTTGATGTGTTATTCTGTTTATGAAAACCAGAAATCACATTGTTTTGCATCCCACGACCGAAATACGAGTTGTTTATCACACGACCTTTCTTATCGTCACCCTCCAAAATAACAACAAATTCGTAACAAGAGTTCAATACTTTGTCGTGCATCGCCGGTTGCCCCCCTTTGTGCCAAATCATAATGTCTTTTATATATGGTGAGAAATCACCAAGCAGTCTGAAGAACGCTTCCTTGGAACCCGTGACAATTTGGTAGTTGTAACACACAATCTTCGACACTCTCAACAACTCTGTCAAAACATCTTTGTGAAAATAATAGTATTCTTCAATAGGAAGGTCATCACCGAAATATTTATACTTCTTACTGAAGTGCTCACCGTGCTCTCTTACAGTATATTGTCCTTCACGGATACGAGTTCTCATGTTATAAGGTGGTGACGTAAGTACCATATCAACAGACTTGTCTGGAAGTTTCTTCAACCCTTCAAGACAGTCTTGGCTATATATTTTGTTTATCTCCAACATACAATAAATATAACAAAACATAAATAAGTTATATAAATAAAAAAGAAACATGATTAAAACATTTGAAGATTTCAGTAGAACAAAAATTGAACCAAAATTATACAGTGGTATATTACAATACAGTGGTGAGGAAACCACAGGACAACTTATAGTATTTAACAACAATATGTACATATTGTCGGATGAAAATATTTTTGAAGGTAACAACACAATTTTAATCGGTGCCGACGAAGAGACATTGGTAGACCCTAACACGGTAAAAGAACTATAAGTGATAAACTATAAGACATAAACAAATTATATAAATAAAAAAACTATGATTAAAAAATTTGAAGAATTTGTAAACGAATCTCTAAACCAATTAGATTTTGAACCAATTTTGTGGGGTGTTGAAATCTTTGATGATGAGATGGAGGATGACAAAGGTATTTCCGTAACTCTTGAAAGAGGTGCCGGTGGTGGTCGAGAACTTATTGAATCACACTGGAAAGTATATGCAATTGAGGATTTGGATGACAGATGGAACGTAAAGGCTATCTGCATCGATTCCGAAGATAGAAGATACCAACCAGATGATGAGATTGATTTTGAAGTCAATAAAGACGATGATGTTTGGGACCTTGAATCTTTATTGCAAGATGCTCTTGATAAAGAAGGATTCTAGTAAAAAAGACAACACATGGTTGTCTTTTTTTGTTATATTTAATATATGTTGGAAATAAACCGAATATATAACCAAAATTGTCTCGAAGGTATGAAAGAGATAGATGACAAGTCAATCGACTGCATCATCTGTGATTTACCTTATGAGGTTCTCAATAAATCGAATGAAAACGCCAAATGGGACGTTGTGATACCTTTTGACAAACTATGGGAACAATACAACAGAATAATCAAGGACAACGGTGCTATATTACTTTTTGGACAGGGTATGTTCACTGCACAGTTGATGATGAGTAATTCTTCAATGTGGAGGTATAATCTTATATGGAAAAAAGGAAACCGTTCCACTGGTTTCCTGAATGCAAAAAGGATGCCTCTTCGTAACCACGAAGACATTGTTGTATTCTACAAGAAACTTCCGACATATAATCCACAGAAAACAGTTGGTGCCAAAAATCATTCACGTGGTTATATGAAAAACGAACAAAAAAACCAATGCTATGGTAAATTTGATGCTTCCTTATCCGAAAATGATTTTTCAGGTATGAAGTATCCGACGAGTATAATTGATGTTGAGAAAGAACATTGTAAGACATTCCACCCGACACAGAAACCGGTTGAACTTATATCATACTTGATAAAGACTTATACAAATGAAGGAGACTTGGTTCTAGACAATTGCATGGGAAGTGGAACAACTGCAATCGCCTGTATAAAAGAAAACAGAAACTTTATCGGATTTGAAACAAACGAAGAATATTTTGATAAAGCAAACAAAAGAATAAATGATGAAAAATCAATAGTAAAATTGTTTTAACAAAAAAGGTTGGAGTCATCTTCCAACCTTTTTTGTTTTCCAACCATATTCTTTCATTTTCTCGTGAATATACTCCATGTCTTTTTTTGACAGTCCAAACTCATCCATCAACGACTCATCCGAATAGTCCACATTATTGGGTTGTGATGGAATCATTTTTAACAGGGATTTAGGACATTTTGTAGATTTTTTGAAAAACATTATTACAAAAAGAACCAAGTCAGTATTCAACCATTCTATAAATTTTTTACTGGAGTCCTCACTCGAGAATGTGAAAACGTTCCATTGTCCGTCAGATATTTCCTTATGTGGTGAAAGATTTTCTTGTGTAAATAAAGTTGGCCAGTCCCATTCATAATTTCCACCATCACGGACATGACCACGATGAACCGATAGAAGACAATGCCAACCGAATGGTATATTGTATATTTTCTTAACTCTTTCCTCTCCATGTATGTCAGCGAGTGACATAAACGACATCTCTTTTAAATCCAAACTTTTATGTTTGGAAATTTTTTCAATAATCTCCTTATTTTTGAAATGTTCCCCACCAAACCGGATGTTCTTTACAAAGTCACTCGTTATTCCATATTTTCCTTTCTTTGAAAATGTAAAGATACCGACACCACGTATGATATCAACTGTTCCGAATATATTCCTCAAACCTTCATCATATTCAAAACCAGATAGCATCAACGACGAATATTTCTCACAGAATCTTTTATAATGTGGGTCTTTTTCGTTCATATTGTCGACTACCGATGTCGGGTTTATCAGGCACATAACACTTTCATCATCCATATTGTTATCGTATATAGATTTGGTTATCTGTATATACAAAGGGTCCCAGTGACCTTGGTATGGTGGATTGCCTACTATAATATCAAATATCATATATTAAAAATAACAAACGGAAGATTTTTTTAGTCTTCCGTTCTTATTTATTTCAATTTTTCGTGGTTTCCATAGGCAGTCTTTGGTATGATTGCAAGTGTGATTGGGAGGATGGATGCAACACCCCATTTCTGAAGTTCAAGACAGATGTCATCAAGTGTTGCACCGGAAGATATGTTGTCATCGAATATAACAACATGTTTTCCTTTAAGTTTAAGTCTCATATCTTTCAATTTTGGATTTATTACAAAAAGACCTTCGATAGACCTTCTGTGTTTATCATCCAAAGACTTGATTTCAAATTTCTTTGCCCTTCCGTTTTCGTCCTTTGTTTTATCTTTACCTCTTCTACCAAAATTATGTCTCCTAATTTTTATGAGTTCCTCTATGGCCTTTATCTCATTTTTTTTATCCGTCACATCCCGTGTAGGTCTTCCTCTTTTTCCGATTGCATATGCAATAGAATCATTCAGTTCATCAACCCTGACCCTTAAATTATAAATGTCTGCATCGAATTGCCAATTCTCAATATCTTTTTGAAGTTTATGTATCTCCATGTCTGTAAGACCGATACTCTTTGCAACATCTGTATTAACAACGACATTTTTTATATCTTTGATAAGCAAGTCTGGAATACACTTGATACCCGGTGAATCCTTGTATCTCTTCATTATATACTCAACCATATCCTTGTTGAAATCACTAGAACTCTGTGGAAAAGTTATTATATCGATTGGATTATCTTTTAAAAGATGATATATGTACAAAGATGTCCTCTTCATAAATTTGTCGATTGAATCAAAGTCTATATTTCTCTTTTCTATATTCTTGAACTTACTTGGGTGTTTCAAGGCCATAGAAACTCTCATATCCGATATTTTATATAGGTTGTATGACATCACGTTACTTTTTGGTAGAAGTACTTCATGATATTCAAATTTTTTATCGTCATTGAATATTTCGGTAGATGTTGAATCTGTATCATTCTTACCTGGTGTAAATCTAAAAGTTCTGTCGCTTGAACGACCACGTGACCCGAAAGACCATCCTTCACTGCATAAATCAATTTTATCATACCCCATCTCATGTTCCTCTTCCATAAGAAGTTCGATAAAATCAAATATAGACAATGAATCTTCAATTATAACATTATCTACAAATTCATCATATGTTTTTATATTATTCATATCATTAAAATAATCATTTTATAATATTTATGAGAAAGGGCTTGGAACAAAAGTCCCAAGTCCTTTCAATATTAAAACAGAGGAACATCGTGTGACATGCTTATGTCGATTGGTGAATATCCCATAGCCTCCACAATTCTGTTCATTGGTCCAAGAATAAGCAGGTCGAACATTTTGTCGTAATCGATTTCAAAACCACTTGCCATATCCATTGGATAATTACCGGCTGGATATGAAAACGCCTGTATAGGTTCTTTCATCTGACAGTCTATATAATAGTCAACATTCCCACGTTTTTCGATGATTCCACCTTTCGTGAATCTGACTTCTTGATGTTTTCTTACATTTGCAATGTCAGAAACCTTGATTTCACAACATTTCCAGTAAGTATACCTTTGTGTTGGTTTTATATATATCACACACAGTTTATCACTGTCAACAAGTGCCGTATATTTTCTTTTATACTTTTCATTACTATTCAACAACCAGTTATAGAATGATGCACCCTGCACAGTCACCATCGCCTTTTGCATAAGTTCAATTTCACCAACGTCGGATAAGACATACTCTCCATATTTGTTCATTCCTTTGTTAACTGAAATCGTCTCAAAGTTCTGCATCATAAAACTTTTCTTGACTGCTTTCATCTGTTTGACAAAACCCTCGATTGTGAATTTTTCTTGTTTGAATATCCACTTAATCAAATCAGTCATCTGCTTCTTGACCCAAGTCGAACTAGATGTCTGTGCAATCTCAATACCGGTCGGTTTGATTTTAGTGCAAGAATCATAGTAAACATTTGGCTCAGCCCAAGTGGTATTCTTCACATACTTTTTCTTAGCGAGCCAGATACCAGCCTCATTGTATGCCTCCAACTCGAAGTCGAGAATATTAGGTGTTCCCTGCTTGGCGGCATAGTCCTCATGTATCTTCTTCAAGAAGTCCTTCATAAACACACGGTCAAGAGTAAGACAGAACTCACGACCTGCTGGTTCTATTTTATCAATCTCAAAATCATACTTTTCTTTATCGATTGAATCGACATCAAAATATTGTCTTGCATCATCTTCAGTCGGATAACCACCGGAAGACACATACACGAATTCTTTCTGGTCATTCGACTTGTTAATCTTGGTGAGTCTCCACACGTCGTGTAACATCCAATCAGTTGAATTTACAATCTCATAAAATGAACAGTATACACTATCAGTATCTATGTATCTACTTATAGGTGAGATAGTTACATTTTTATCTGGGATAAACACCCATTTTTTTATGTGTTTTTTCATCAATAATCCAACCTTTTTGTGCCCATAGATTCATAAGTCTCTCGGCGTTCAAGATGGCGTGCTTACCTTGTTTCGTAACAGATTCAGCAATATTCTTGTTATAGAAATAAAAACCGGAGAATCCGAAAGCGCCATAGATACCGTTAATTACGACCTTTGTACCAAGCTGATAGTTGTTGTAGATGTCTGCCTGTGTAGTACAGAAAGTAAGAACAACATCCATTTGTTTACCAATCAAATCACCAAGGTCGTTCTTTTTCATATAGTCTTCTATCTCTTCTTGACTTGCACCATTGTGCATAAGGTCTTTCAAGTCATAGTAGCACTGTGTGTATTTGAACGATGTCTTCTTGTATGCCTTTCTTTTGAAATAAAGGTCTGTGATAATCTTCTTCAAATTACCGTCCTCTTTCTCATAGACTGCACCGGAAGCACATACAATATAACCCTTATCTCTCCACTGTTGTTTCAGTTCCTCATCATCTTCGGGAAGCATCTTGACAAGTGTTTCCGGACCGATATTGAACTGTCTCATCAAAGACGGATAAAGTGAGGCGTAGTCGTTACATGTGCAATACTTGTGAAGACCTGGAACAGGCTGCTTGACGAATGCCCCTTCATATTTCTCACCATCACCTTTCTTCTTTGGTTTCGGAGAAACTGCAAGGACACGACCTTGTTCAGCAAACTTCTGTCTTAAAAGATTTTCAGGAATATATGTAGTAGAGAAACAATCCATTGCACGGATATGACCCAACCATGCAGTGGTGATACCACAAGTCAATGCATTACACTTCTCGTGGATGAGTTTTACGAGACCACAGTCGATAGCGTTGTAATACACATACTTTTGAAAGTTATTATTGAACATATCATCGAGACTCTCACTGTGCTGTACTTTTTTGATACCACAGAGTTTCTCCCCGATATAGTCGAGTTTGTAATTCTCATTGGAGTTCCAAGTCCATTTCTTGTATGCTTTCAAATAGTCGATAAGACCGACGTGACATGGACGCTCAAACTGACCAGTCATTTTATGAGTAGGTGACGAAATGTTTATATTTATTTCAAGTTTTTTCGCCCTGTTTATGATATACCTCCAGTCATATTCCTCAAAGTTCCAACCGGTCATCATAGCCATATTCGGAACAAGTTTGTTCAAGAAGAAATACAACATGTCATATTCCGTATTAAAACAACGGAAAGCGAACTTGAACTTACGGTTTACTTGTGCAAAATGGTCGTCAATTTGCTTTTGAATATCCTCAATTTGTTTCCTGTTTAAGTTCTTGCCGGAAGAAAGAACCATGATAGTATCGTTTGGACAACACACACCGATAACCGTTATCGGTTTATCTGCCTTTTCTGGGTCTGGTTTTCCCTCTTGCATCAAGTTCTCAATATCGATAAAAAACATTTCAGGAAGATTATATGAGAATATCCTTTCCTTTACATCTTCCGGAAGATTGTCAACAATCTCATACATCCTATATCTATTCAAGACATGTTTTGGATTTGTGAGATTTAACTTGTGTTTCCACACCTTGTCTTTGTTCCAGTTTTTGACCGTTCCACCGGGTTCATCTTTTTTATCGATGGGTTCTGTGAGCCAAGTGTACCAATCCTTTTCTTGAATTGGAATCACATCGATGTGTGTCTTGTGGTCATCCCCCCAATAGGAGATTTCCAAATTTGTTCCGTTTTGTACTAAATCTAATAACATATTACTTTTTATTTTTATGTGTCCGTTTAGAAGCGGACAAGTTTAATCAATCTAAATATAACAAATGGTCGTATAAAAAAATATTATTTTTTTTTTGTTATATTTAGACTATAAATAAGATAAAAAAATATATGTGCAATACATACGAAGACTGGTATGAAAAAGAATTTAACAAACATGAATCATTACTAGATGAAGAAATTGTCCTAAAGAATCATAAACTTGTTGATGAAAATGGTGTCGATATTTCAAAAAAGAAAAGTTCCGAAAAAACAGTAGAGGAAAGAATAAAGACATCAAGGTCGTTAAAAATCAAATATAACAAATGGAACCAAGTAGACTTCACAGAAGACAACTACCAACAGGATAAGATAACAATAGACAAAGACTATTCCGAACAAAAAATGTCATCCTTCGACGATGTGGAGTTTGAACAGAAGTTCCATGAGATAATCAAAAATTCAAAATATAAAGCGATACTACTTGACGATGATTGTGAAAAGGTGGTCATCAATTATCAAATTATAAATGACATACTTCTATACATTTATGCACGTATGAAAAACGAATACACATTGTCAAGAATATTTGTAATGGTCTGTGAATATTGTGGAATTAACATACAGACAATGTGGAAAAGACTAAGTTCATACATACAAAAAACCATACTTGAAGAACTCTCGGAATATAGTCCATTGGCAAGTTTGGAATTAGATAAAGAAGAAAACCAATTATTTTAAAAACTATGGAAGATATAAAATTTTTTTCAGTAACAGTAAAGTTGGAAGAAGAGACCGACATGGTAGACAAAGTCGGCAATCCAAAAATCAAAAAGTGGTCTGAAGACTATCTCGTAAGAGCAACGACATCACACGAAGCAAACGAAATCGTCAAAAAAGAGATGGACGGTGTTACCGCCGAATGGAGAATCTCAAAAATTGCCGAAACAAAATTTCTTGCCGTACTTGATGTAAATGGAGAAGTTGAATGTGATATTCAATAACAAAAAGACCGTGAATCGTCACGGTCTTTTTTATTTTAATTCATAAATATAAATAGAATAAATCACTATCAATTATGAATAACCTAAAAGATTATGAAGAATATATAAATGAGGCAAAATCTGTGAGAGAGATTGTGAGAGACCTTGCCCGCCGTTTGTCTTTTGACAAGGACGTTATTAAATTCTTGAACACGTCGAGAGCAAAAAGAACGATGGGTTGGAGAGAGCTTCTTCAAAGTAAACTACACGGTAACAATCTTGATTACATAAACTATATCACAAAAAATATGGTCGCCGACTATAACCCACAGATTACCGGTTATATAAATGTAAGAGACGAAGAGGAAGGGGATTTCGATGAAGAGGAAGAAGAAAAGAACAAAGAAAGAAAAGGTGTCTTGGGTGATGATTTAGACGACATAGAAAGTAGGGTCGAAGATATTGAATATGTGTTAGGAATAGACCCAGACGACAGAGATACCATTGAATATGCAAAAGACACACTAGGTTTAAATACCGATGACAGTGACAGTGACGATGACGAAAACATCGTTGAGGAGGAATAACAATGAACGAATACAATAACAAATACAACAAAGATGACGTATTTATCAGAAATATGATAGTATGTTTCCTTGCTGAATTAAACAAAAAGATTTATTATTATAACAGAGTTGACAACAACACGTTGAATAAAATAAATGTTCCGTGTATGTATTCCATCACCGGACAGGAGAAATTTTTAAAAGATGAATTTTTTTATGACCCAATAAATATGGGAATGGCTATTGGTGATTATGAAAAAGTTCCACGTGTTATTGTAAATCTATCCGGACTCAATATCAATACGGCTGAACAGACAAACAAATATAACCATACGAAAATTGTACGTGAGTCGAATGGAAAGATGAGAACATGTTATTTGAACGTGGAATGGATTCCTGTTCAGCTTTCATTCGACTGCAATCTTGTTTGTTCAAACAACATAGAGTTATTTAAGATAACCGAATGTATCATTTCAAAAATTTACAAAAATCCAAATTACTTCAAAGTTGATTTAGGGATGTGCAATGTCGATGGTGCATTTGAGGTACAAGAGAATTATTCAAACGAAATCCCAACGGAATTCGGTCTTAATGAAAAAAAAGAGTTCCGAATGAATTTCTCAATGGAAATGAAAAGTTTCATACCGGCGTTTGAACACGGACTTCTTCTTTGTGAGATTGACGAAATGCTCTCAAAGATACCGAAAGAAAACAATGGTATTGTCATGTTTCGTGCTGATGACTATGGAAACATGGGAATGAGAACAGGTGGTGTATTGGAAACTTTCCGTGTGTCTGAATATGCTTACAGAATAGAACCACCAGAATTATTGTCCAACACACATAAAGTTCCAATGCAAGCCTTTACCAAAGAAGAATTGGAACAAAAAGATATAAAAGAAGATTTAGTTGTCCGTTTTTACTATTCTCCAGATAAGTAAAATCCACATAAATACTATTATAACACATAAAAAGAAAGATAATGTTAACTCTACAAAATATCTTGAACACAGAAGGTCAAGAATTTATAAACAATCTTTTAAATAAGGAAGTTGTAGTTATCGAGAAATTAAATGCTGCAACATTATCGTTTAAAAAGAAACAATCGTCCGATATGGACTTGAATAGAAAACTCACATTCTATAAAGGTTCCGGTTCAAACAAAAAAGAGATAACCATTGCCGACAAAGTGATGACTACGTTCTATGCAAACGGGATGACTTACTTAAGTAATATGAGTAAACTAATCATAGACAGAATACCGGCGAACTGGACATTTGTATGTAGATATTTTCCAAACCATCAACCAAGTTTCATCAATTATTCAGTACTACCGAAAAACAACTTGGTTCTTTCGTGCATTATAACAAACGGAGGTACCAAGATTGACGACGTTGACGATTTAAGAAGTTGGGCAGAAATGTTTGATATTGCATATCAAGAACCTGTTTTTAAAGGATTTCTTTCTGAGTATCAGAAAGAAAGATTGACAGACTATATTAAAGACGGTTCAAACAACAAAGACTCTTTTGCAAGATTTGTAATCACTTTGTTGAACCCAAGTCTAACACATTCCATCTATCAAGATGATGGATTTGAATCGCCAATTGACGGGTTTATTTTCAAATTCATATCAGATGATGGAATAACAAAACCAATCTCGGCCAAACTCATAGACCCATATATGTCAGGACTCATCGCCAAAAACAAGGCTAAAAAAGGATTTAATGACAACAAAGATGTTCTTTTATCCGATTTCACCATTTTTATGATGGGTCAAGATTTAAATTCAATCATACTCACAAGCAATTCAAATGAAGACAGGTATCTAGAACTTTTCTATACATTGTTCAACAGATACATTAAGTATAAGAAAGCACAACTCGAAGACTTCGATATTGATACAAACGATGTTGTCAAAGAGAGTATTGAAATAGATTTTTCAGTAGATTTAGATAAAATCTCAAATGAGACAACAAAAAAACTCTTGACTGAAAATCCAGAATATCGTAATATATTCAAAACACTTCTTGGAAGTTTCCGTACAAAGAAACCCGAGGATTACAAGTCTCTCGTAATGGCGCCAAATGTTGTCAGAATGTTTAATAGCATGGTTGATAGTATTTCGGAAAAATCCAAAGTCGGTCATAAGAGTAAAAACATGACATTTTCAGATTATCTATCTGCAATCAGACCAAAAGATATCAACACATTGGATATAAACAACGCTCCCGATGAAGTAAAGGATGAGATGGGAATTTCAGAACCAGAACCACAGAGGGAACCTTTGTCATTTGCAGACTTCAAGAAAAAAGACGAGAAAGAAGAAAAAAAAGAAAAAACCGATAAAAGGTTGATGAATATAGAAGATATGATTAAACAACTTAAAGATTCGGTGAAAGATATCACAGACGATGTGAAAAAGACAAGAAATGAGGAAGAGAAACAGTCAGAAGATATTGAAAATTTAAAGAATAAAGAAGAAAAAGAAGAAACCGACACAGAAAAAAAGGACGAAAAAGACGAAAAAAAATCAGATAATCATCCATCTAATGACAACCATGAATCAAAGTCAGATGAAAAAAATGATGATAATGGTTCTAAAGACGACGACGGTTCTGAATCTGAAGACGACGAACCAAAAGACGAAAACAAGGACGACGAGTCAAAAGAAAAGGACAAAAAGGATGATTCTTCAAAAAAAGATGATAAAAATGTTTCCCAATTCGGTGGTTTCTAATTTTTCATAAATATATTAAAGTAAATTTATAAAATGGATAATTTAAACAAAAACATGCTCAATTTGATTGCAAGTTTCAAGAAAACAGGTCAATCAGATGAAGTTATTAAACAAAGTTTATGGCAGATGGGTATGATTCCAGAATTGATAGATTCCCACATCGACTATTACAATTCACATCAATCAGATGTCTATAAACCTTATGTTGGTCCGATAGTAAAAGAAAATAATAACAATATGGAATTGACGTTAGAAAATTTGTACAAAAGTACACTTAAAGCAATAGACGCTTTAAAAGAAATGAGGAACGATGACAAGTTCGGTTTCTCGGCAGCTACAGCACAATCCATCATTGAGCACAATCTTTCAAAACTAAATATCTCAAACGATAACGAGGTTATTCTTAAAGAATGTATCAAAGAAGGAAAAGAGATTGAAGATACACTTGTAAATCCAATCTTAAAATATTCTGTAGCAGAGAATATGTTCTATGATTTGACACAATATGACTGGATTATGCCCGTCTCAGACCTCCGTAAGTCTCTATTCGAGACATTCAGTGGTGACAAATGGGGTTATGTTACAGCAAAATTTGCAAAGAAAATTGCAAAGGATACAAGTAATAAAGCATTTGAAAATCTGTATGATTCACTCATTGACACTTTGATTGATGAAGATAACAAGAGACTCGCCCTTAAAAATGTCTTGATGGAAAACACTTGGAATAGTGATGCAAAGGGAATCCTTAAGTCAATCATTGCAGAAGAAAAAGAAGAACAAGGTCAAATCGACACAAGAATTTATGAAAACAACAATTGTTCCATCCGTAAGAATATTTCTCCTTGTATTGTTGATGGTGAAAACAAAGTGTTCTTCTTGAATGGTAAGAACTATATATTCAATGGAAAAGAACTCAAAGAAGCGAAGGTTACTGACAGAAGATACCTTAACGTACTTGAGGGTCTTTCTTTGATGAAATATGAAGAAGACAAGAATCGTTTTGTATACTATGGAAAGAACAATATGCTTCTCGAATATAGTTGTGATACAGACAAATTCAATCTTACTGGTGTAGATAATTTCTCAGACATGAGTCTTATTGACATGAACGAAACTTTGAAGAGATGTGGTATCTTTGACCGTGAGACAATCCAAATTTGTGAGAAACTTATCAAATTCTACGAAAGTAAAGACCTTCTCACAGAAATCGACACTATCACCACAATCAGTAGAAATGATGTCGCCGGTGTTATGGTCAGTATCATCAATGTTGAGGAAGGAATTATTGTTAACAAAGTAAATCTCCCATTCAACTATAACGAATTAGTTTCTTGCAAAACTGCAACAGAGGCTTGCAATATTATTAAGGAGTTCATCAAATACGATGCAACATCTATCCTTGAAGAGCAATTGAAGAAAGAGGGTGAAGAAAAAGCAATCATTGAGTCAAAAAGAAACGAGATTAAAGATACTCTTGCATTTTTGACAGAAAAGAGAGCAGAACTCATCAGTGCAATCCAAGAAACTAACAACAATGAGCAACTCAAAGAAGCATTGAAACTTGTCGAAGGTGAGATTCGTAAATTTGAAAAAGAACTTCAAGAATCTTACAACGAAAAAAAAAATTAAGTGAATCGTTCATAGATGAACCTTCAGACCCAAGTCAATTGGACTTTAACAAAAAGAAAATGTTAAAGAACGGATATATGGAAATGATTGTAAAGATTCCAGTTGATGGACTCAAAGAAGGTGATGTGGTATTTGCCTTGACAAATGAATTTGGACAAATAGGTGATGACGCTTCAATTGAAGTGTGGAAAAACGAGAAAGACGAAAAAGGTATTATAATACCGGTCAAAAATCTCGAGATAAAATAATAAAAACTGGGAATTATTTTTAATTCCCAGTTTTGTTATATTTATATATATAATAAAATTTAGTCTATGGGTAAGTCTAACACTAAGAAGTACTACCTGGACAACGATGAGCTAAAAACAGAAATTCTAAAATGTAAAGACAGTAAGGTTGCAAGTGAAAAATTAGGACAAATGTTCTTTAAAATAGTTGAGAATGTTTCTAGAAGTTTCTATTGGGAGAATAAAGACGATGGTGATGACTGTAAAGCAAACGCCTTGTTTGATTTATGCAAAAACTTCTGGAAATATGAACCGGAAAACGGAAATGCATTTGCTTTCTGCACACAAATAGCTTACTTCGGAATAGCAGGCGGGAAAAGGATTCTATACCCCAAAAAGTATGAAGGTACAGTTTCACTAACTTGTATCGATGATGACGGTAACAATTTTGAAATGTACAACATTTAAAGAGACAACAAAGTTGTCTCTTTTTTTTTTATAACCATAAATACAATATATATTATATTTTATTATGGGTAACAATTTGTTTCAAAACGACAACATAGTAGGAAATTCATTAATCGGTTTCGAATTTAAAGCCATTTTCGATATGGACGACAATTCATTAATTGAAAAATTAAAAAATGTTCTAAATAGGGAAATCTCGTTTTCAAATATAGAATACAAGTTACTTGAACCAACTAATAGTACGGCTATCTTAATGAAAGACGGACAATATTCTATTATAAAAACCGCCCTCTATAATTATTATGAGGCGGTTTATGTAATGCCTAAGATTTTAGAACTTCTTAAAGAAATAAAAGAAGTAAGAAACACATACATACATTTCGATATTGGTTTCAATGAAGATTTCTGTGAAGTAAAAAATTTAAATATTGTTAAATTTATTTTGGAATTAAATGAAGACAGTATTTTAAAAAATATCGGTGATGTTACACAAAATGGTGAATTTAAGAAACTTACAGACATTAAACCAACTTCATACAATGATTGTACAGATAAAGTTCAAAAACAGATAGAATCTCTCAAACAACTTGATGAAGATGATTCAATCTACGGAATAGACTTTTCAAAAGTAAATACCGGTATCATAATATTTAAATATGCTGAGAATATAGATTACAGAAACAAATGGGAAGGTATTCTGAAATCATTAAACCATACAATATCCACACTATATAATTCTACAAAATACAACGAACTCACAGATGAGCAAGTAAAAAAGATAGACGATTGGAATGAGCAGTACGATGAGTATGAAAAATCATTCAGATGTTTTGAACTTTTCAACGAAAGATTCAAATCAATAAAAATAACGGTAGATTTGAACGACGATAAATCTGTTATTGATGTGATATTTCCATCAATAAAGGAAAAATTATTCGACATAGTTATCTGCAACAACATCCGTACAGCAGAAATAAACTACGATTCGGATGTATCCAAATTACAAGTTAAAGATATAACTCTAAAAGGTTGTTACCATTTAAAAGATGTAGATATAGTTGATAGTGAGATACAAAATTCAAACATCAGAAAATGTGACATCTATGATACAAAGATTACAAATAGCAATATCATAGAATGTAACTTATTCGGATATGCAAACTGCAAAGACTCAAAATTCAAAAATTGTTTTATCAGTAGAAACATAGAATTAAAAGATTGTGAAGTTACTGGTAAACTAGGAAAATTTGGTGGTACGATGAAAGGAGGTACCTTGAAAAACACAACGGTTTTGGTAGATAGTGCAGACATACACGATGATGTTGAAAAAATAAATGTAAACGAGATAATGTAATATGTTGAAAGAAATATATGCAATTCCAAACGGAGAAACTCGATATAAAAAAGACGTGATGGAATTGACAAGTGAATTAGATGTGATAATACAGCAAGTTGACCTTTTACTATTCACAAACAAAGGTGATGTGTTGATGATGCCGGAATTTGGTTGCAACCTTGAACAATATCTATTCGAGACATCATTCAACGAATCTGTCATAAAGTCGATAATTATGAACCAGATAAATACTTTCATTTACCTTAAAGGAACATATACGGTCGATGTAGATGTCAGTTTCATTAAATGGGATTTCAATGTCGCCATGGTGGTAGATTTAACAATCAACAATAAAAAGGTAGCAAGCTATCTAATTTAAAACAAAAAGGGATATTTTTAATAAATATCCCTTTTTGTTTCATAAATATACTATATAATCAATTATAGAATTTTATGTTCTTATCGAAAGCAAGACTTAAAGCGTCAGAACTCATTGAACAAGCAGTTACATTTTTAGTTTCCAAATATGAACAAGCAGCCCACGTTTTCACACCGGCATCACCATTCGGACAATTGTTGATTGTGATATCAAATATGGCCGAACTTATTTTCACGTACATCACACACTCGGCAGAAGAGTTGAATATTTCAACTGCACAAAATGTAGAAAGTATTCACGGCCTTGCAAGACTTACCGGACACGATGCTTATCGTGGTGCTTCTGCATATGGTGTAATGCAGATAAAATTGAATAATTCATCACTTGATTATATTAAAGGAAATTATTTGACAATTAATAATTTCACAAAGTTTTCAATAGCAGAAACAAGTGCAAATTATTTCATAAATCTTCCTAACGACTATATCCGTATTTCAAAATCTGAAGACAATTTTATAAATATAAACTATATCCAAGGTGATATTGATTCCCAAACATTTATTTCAGACGGAACACCTCTCCAAACATTTAACCCAGTTGTAAAAAATATGACTGACAATGATAATGTTACAGTCACAGTAAATGGTAAAGAATGGAGAAAAGTTGAGAGTCTATATGACATGCCCGCCGACGATGGATATAATGAAGATTGTGAATGTTTTATGGTCAAGTCATCTGTAAATGTAGGATTGACAATTATATTCGGAAACGGACATTTTGGAAAGATTCCAGAAAATGGTTCAAATATAGAAGTCACATATATCAAGACAGTTGGATATGCCGGTAATGCACATTCCGACAATCTCACATTTGAATTTACAGACACGGGTATAGACGAGATGGGGAACGAAGTAGATTTGAATGAAGTACTCTTGATAAAAAGTGTGACACCACCGACGATGGGTTGTGACTATGAAGACCCAGAATTTACAAAACTTATTGCTCCAAAGACAAGTAAGTCATTCGTTCTAGCAACACCAGAAAACTATGTCAGTTTTCTTTCAAAATATAATCAATTCTCATTCATAGATGCTTATAACACAAAGGATGATGGAAACCTTGAAGATGATAATATTGTTTATTTGAGACTTATTCCCAACATTAAAAAGAAACTATCTTCAACAGAAGACTATTTTCAACTTCCGGAAAAGGAATACTTCTTAACGGATGATGAAAAATCAGCGGTTATACAAGCAATCGAAGACTCAGGTCAAATGTTGATTTCATCTGAGGTTTATATCGTAGACCCGGTTATTAAAAGATTTGCAATCAATGTAATTATCAGATATTTCGAAAATGCAAACAAAACTGCAATAAGAACCGACATCAGAAACATTTTCGGAAAGTATTTCTTGAATATAAACAGAAGAGACATCATACCTTTGTCGGATTTGATTTCTATTGTAGAAGGTGTTGAAGGAGTCGATACATGTGATGTTTTCTTCACAACAGAGGAAAACGAGAATGCCATCAAATACGGATACTACACAACAACCAAGCAAAGATGGAATAACTACACACTAAGATACGAAAGTGTCGATACAAGAATATATGTGAATACAGGTGAAGACCCACAGGTAGGATTCGACAGTTTCGGAAACATAATAGTACCAGAAAACTGCATCTACATACCAAAAGGTGGTTGGAGAGACAGAAACGGTAACTACTACACCGAAACACCGGAAACCGGAAAACTTGGTCCGTTGAACATATTCTTCACAGATGAAGTTGATGACACCATATATAATCAGACAATGCAAAAAAGATTTGCAAAATTATTGAACAAGTAATATGGATACAAGTAAGAACACAGATATAAACATTCTGAAATACAAAGGGTTTGATTCTATTTACGACCAAATTAATACAAGTAGATGGAAACTCAAAAACCTTGGATACAAATATGAAGACACACTCTTTGAGGACAATACGAGTAAGTATCTCCAAAGAAACACAATGATGGTAAGTATGTTTAAACATCTCAACAAAATAATGTCACATTTAATTAACAGTGTTAAATATTTGAGAAACTATAACAACTACGCCGTACCAAAAGATTATAAATTTATAAACTAATGAATATAAAAAATTTAGTATTTTTCGACAATAGTGGATACAATTTGAACTTTGAGTGGAATAATTCACTAAAATTATGGGAAGGAAATATTTATTTTCCAAAAGTGAGTGTTGGTCTATATGCAAATACCAACATATACATCATGGAAAAATTCACTGAAGGGTCTGGTTCAGACATTGAAGAGTATTACTATTTTCCACAAAAAGATGAGTCCGGCAACACTCTGACATTTTCGTGGGATATACTGAATACGTTTGTCGATGAATTTTTTATGTTCGATTTCGACACGACATACTATGCCTTACACGACTATGAAACTTCGGCTTTAGAATATACACCAAACAACGGTCCGGAACTCGAGACATTGATTGTAAAAACATTTGACAAGTATGAAGTGGAGTTAGACGACAATCTTTCAACAAAGGCTCTACCTTTACATATTGCATTCTCATCGCCAGCCAAATTTGATGCAACAACATTCAAAAGAACATTGGATATTTCTTATGGTTCAAGAAAAATTGCAAGAATAACATTTTTTGCTGAAACCGTAGAGGAAGACGAGCGTCTTAAAGTACTAAACAAAAACTTAGGGTACAATATCAAACCGGAAGATACAATAATCTTTAAAGATGCAGATATCAAAGAAATTTATCCAGACTATAAGTTATTGAATGAAAAAAGAAAAGAACTTATGATAGAGGGTCATAACATTTACCCGTATATAGGTTCATATAAAGCAATCATAAACGTAATCAAATATTTCGGTTATGAGAACTTGAATATAATAGAATATTGGAGAAACGTTGATTTCCAGAGTGAAAACTTCGGTAAGATATTTGCAACGTCAAAATACAAACTCACGAACAAAGAAACTATAAACGTGAGTGGTAAAATTATACCCATACCAAACAAAAATTACAGGAAACTCAACAATATATCGCTTGTTTACACTATAAACCATCCGACAAAAGAGTTCGACCATCTTGAACTTCCACTTGTTAAAGAAGATTTCGACTTTACTATGGAAGAGGTGTTAATTAAACTTTTCGCCCTCCGTAGAAAATTGAATGCCGAATTTATGCCATCATCATCAAGAATCGTCAACATTATCGGAGAAGGTTATTATTTTGGACTGGAAGATGTTATAAACAATGCCGTTACACCGGATGATGAGAAAACGTTTGAAAAGAAAAGACTGCATCATCCAAGTATATCTATTTTCCCAAGCACTAAAATATTCACACCAAAAACCAAAGAGGTTGATTTTGTAGATTCTTATTCTTATGTTGAAGACTTGACTGAGAACTTACCGGATGGGTTTGAATTTCACACATGTACAACACATATAACGGACAACAGACAATTCAGACAATATGCAATAGAACAATACTATGATGTTGAAATAGAACCAAATTTCTATAAAATAAATTTGGAAACTCCAATATCAAATGTAAGTGATGTCCCAATCGAATTGGCAGAAGAAGAATATCTAGGTGGAGATTCTGATTTAGACGTATTGAATAATATATATTCATTTGAAAAAATACCTCTCGTCAATGACATATCGGACGATGAAAGTGATAGTGGATACTACAAGAAAGGACTCACAGACTATTATGAAGAATACTACAACAAAGTAATGTCTGGAGAACTTCCAGAGATAGAGTTTGAACCAAATTTTCACAAGGATGAAATGGATATAAAACCATCGGCAAAAGTCATCCTCGAAAACACATCATTCGATACGGTTAAATTCAGACAAATTTTGGACACATTCGGTGACTCTGATTTAAACGGAATGACATTCGGAAACATAGACACCACATATTATGGGTTTGAAGAAATAAGATGGGTTGTAAAAACATCCGAAAACCAAGATGACGAGGATTTGAAAAAGATTGGTGAGGATTCCACATTTGAAGCACGTGATTTCACATACGACACCGATTTTCAAAGTATATATGATTTCAGAAAGATACTAGTTGAACTTCCATTTGTTGGATATTATGATGTAGAAATGACATTCAAAAATGATGATGGGACTGTAAAATATACTTTCGAGAAAGCTATAAAGGTCGAACCATACAATCTTGACATACGTGGTTTTTACTATGATGCAAGAAGTCTTCCGGAAGATTTACAATATGATTTTAAATCTTATGACATAGAAGTGGTTGATGGTAGTGACAGTGATACTACAAACGACTATATCGACTTCATCCATAGAAGACTAACCGACATGTCGAACTTTGCACTCAATGAAAGACTTTATGAGACAGACAGAGATAAATCGATGCCATTGTATGGTATAGATGACGATGGTTTAAGATACACCATCAATTCTGGACCATATGGGGGTAGTTATATAAATGAAAGTTGGTATCTACTAGACAATCTAAATTATGATATAACTTCACTTAATCCTGAATTAAATATTGAAAGTGCTAGATATATTAAAAATGCAGTGGATGTAAAACCATACACATGGTTCCTGTTAGGGTTTGATGAGTCAAAGATAACAAGTGTTGTCAATCCAAAATGGAAACTTACAAATCTCACAAGGGGAGAATCCGTTGAACATGAAGGAAGATACTTTACACTTCTTTTGAAAAAGGAAGGTGACTATATGATTGAACTCTCATTGGAAGATACTAACGGTAATAAATATAGTACAAAGAGAAATATCATCATAGTCGATAAAGATGCAAACTATAAGTTATACAAGTTATTCAAAGAAGACTACGATGCATCCGTAAAAGAAAACGAACAAAGAGATGCAATGTTTTATCAGAATCTTGCACGACTGAGTACATCAATGACAATAGACAATGAATAAAATAAACAAAATAAAAAAAAATATGGAAGATATTATTTTTAATAAAAGAGACGATGAAACACCAGTTTTAGTAACAGAACCTGAGACAACAGAAATAGTTCCATCAGTTGAACCGAATGACATTGTGATTCCAGAATCACCAGAATGTCGTGAAGGTGTACCTTGTGATTGCCCAACTTGTGACACTCCAACTTGTGATTGCCCAACTTGTGATTGTAACACGGAAAACATCCCAACTGAAAATTTAACCATTGGTGAATTTTTCGGAACACTTATAGAAAGTATTCCAATTACATGGAAATACCATCTCAAATCAAGGAAACATTCTACACATGTTATTCTTGAAGAATATTATGAAGATGCACAAGAAATAATCGACAGAATCATTGAGAGTTACCAAGGTAAATTCAATATGGTAATATTTGAATATGGTAACCGTATATTCGACGATGAAAAAGAAGATATACTATATCTGTCAGAACTTAGAGATTTTATACAGAATGGTAGAGATATGTTTGATGAAATTGTATCGTCATCTGAAATAATGTCTGAGATTGACACACTTTTAAGTTTGCTTGATTCAACATTATACAAACTAAAAAATCTCACAGAGTCAAAAAAACCATTCAAAACATTTGAAGAGTTTATAAAATAAAAAAAAAAAGAATCCCATTGGGATTCTTTTTTTATACTCTTGATGGTTCCATTTCTATGTTTATCTTGTTAGCCGCCCAACTTGTAGTGATAATTTTCTGGTCTATTGTATTGGAACTGAAATCAAATTCAAGACCGGAAACACCAGTAAAAAGTAAATCGACAAAACTTATTCTATACAACACTTTATGATTACAGTCAAGTATTTCCATACCGGGTGGTTTTGGAAGATATTTATCCTTAATTTCGTAATAGTATATAAACAAATCACATAAAATACTCCAGATAATATACGATTGGTCTAATTCAAATGTTATCGTCATCTCTTTCCTGAATAGATAGTCTGGATATGCATCAGAACGTGAAATTCTTCCGTATGGAGTTCCGGAATCTACTTGAAGAATAGGTTCATAATTCTGTGGATTGACTTGAAGTTCAACTGACTTAATTTGAAGATTGATGAAATCTATGACAGTATCACACATAATACCTGGTATCCTTTTCAGAACAGGTCTATATTTCTCTTCAATCTCATCCGGTACAAAAACCTTTGGAAAATGAAACCTAAAATTATTATTTTTTCCAGATAAAAATGCCATCTTTAATATCTAATTTTAATATATTTATGAGATATAAAAAGGGTGTGGAATATTTCCACACCCTTGAAACAAAACAAGAAAGAGTACTCTTTTAATCCGTAATAATCCTAACCGTCTTTTTCACGGTATCGACATTCGATACACCGAAATGTACTTCCTTACCAATCTCAACGTTGTTCATATCGACAACCTTTCTTGACAAGAAGAATGTAATATTATTGAAATTTGGAGCAGACACCACGACACCATTATCAAATGTATTCTTGATGACACCGGTAAGGACATACTTATTATCCTTATCGACAGTTTCCTTCAAATTGTTCCAACCCTCACTCTTACTGTTTGTCTGGGTTATAGTAATCCTGTCGTTAACAACACTCTCGACATAGAACTTAATCGATTCACCAACTTTGATTTCACCATTCTTGAATTTATTCTCAGTCTCTTCATTCATCTCACTTACAGACAAAAGTGTAGGAACACATTCGTCGATGAGGATGAATACACCGAAAGGTTTGATGGATGAAACAATACCTTCTATAAGGGATGCCTTATCTGCATTTTCAAGATTATAAAGTACATCATCTTTTTTAGTATTCAAGAACTCCTTGTGTGATACGACAATACTATCTTTCACTTTAGCAACAGGCATAACATACATTGACTTACCAATCAAAGTGTTATAATCTTCGAGAGGTACAACATCCGATTCACTTCCTGGCATGAAACATTTCAAACCACTAACATCGACAATGAATCCATTGAACACTTTGGAAGAATTGAACACAATATCCTTGACAACACCGACATATGCTGAAGTTGGTGTTTCAATCTGCTTAATTAGTTCAATACGAAGTCTTTCCAACTGAGCACTCTTGGAAGCTGCATCGGCGATAATCTTACCATCCTGTTTGGTTACTACAACTTCAATAGGTTTACCAATCTCCATCTCATCCTTGATGGAAGATGTGTTCTTTGACGAAAGGTCAATTGTCGTAGAATGTTTTTTGGAAAGTGAAATGTCTGCAACATTGTCGTTAAATGAATTTACGACACCTGTACAAATACCCTTGTATGAAGAATTGTCATAAGATGAAATCACCTTAATATCATCTGAGTTAAATGAAGCATCATACATCTTCATCAAATCCAACACATACGGTTCTTTACAAAGGATTTTTTGATGTCCGTTGATTGGGACAACCACTTTCTTGGATTCAAGTGGATTTTCCGGATTTATAATTTCAATCGTTTGAGTCTTTATTTTACTCATCTAAAAAAATTTTATGTGTCTTTCGACACTGGTTAAACACTACAAGTTATTTATGATTGGTGTGTTTTGGTTTTAAACACACCAATCACATAATTAAAGTTAAGCAGAAACCTCTTCCTTTGTAGTCATTTCTTCTGGAATATCATTCTCACTCTGAGAAAACTCAGTATCAATATTCTGCAAATACTTTGCATACTCACGAGCAGTCTCATATTCATTCTGAATCTGACGGACGGTTTCACCGATGTTCTTACCACAGTTTGCCCAGCAAGAAAGGAACTCCTTGGCGGTATTCCAACCCTTACCCTCAATCTTGTTCAACATGAAATCTTGAAGTGCAAGTACGTTACCTGAACGTAACATAATAATACCATCAAAATCCTTTGAACGGACGAAACCACGATTCTCTTCGAGATTCTTTGTAAGTGTCATAAGTGCAGGAGCCGTCTTGGAAGTCCACACCATAGAATGGTTGCAGAAGTCAAGAAGTTGATTGAACGTCCTACTGTTAACAATATTAATATGATACTCACGAGACACTTGTGCTGTTCTTTCATTGTCAAACAACTCGGTTGCTGCATCAAGATATGGTTTCAACTCAGACTGTTTAAAAGACAAAGATGCAATCTCATCCTCAAGTTTCTTCAGTTCAGAATCAGCGATTTCAACAACACCTTTCTTTGCTTCAAACTGTTTAGATGTTTCACCATAAAGAGTCTTTATACTCTCAAGGTCTTTAAGATGAACATCGAACTCACTTTGTTTTGTTTCGAGTTCTCTTCTTTTCTGATTAAGAGTCTCGATTCGATTAGAAACCTCTTCTATTTGTTCCTTAGTAATTTTTTCGACCTCTGTCGTTTCTGTTTTGATTTCTTCACTCATAGTTTAAAATATTAAAAAATTCTATATTAAATATAACAAAAAATTATTACTTTTCTTTTAAAGATTTTACCAATTCATCCAAAGTTTTGTATAAATCACCAGGATGATAATCTGCATAACCGCCTAATTTGTAAGTTTCCTCTTCTATAATTCCACCATCAAGAAAAAATCCTTTCGATTTCTCCTTCGTAAATAATATAGATTCTATTCTCTCTTTTCTAATTTTATTGTCAAAAAGAAAATAAACGATATCACCTAAATTAAAAGTCGTATTATATGTCATAATTCTTTAAAAATTTTTTTTATCAAAGAGTTAATAAGTTCATCTTTTGTATCAAACACATCTTTATCATACACCTCTATGTTATACTCATAACCACACCTAATACCTATATATTTTACAGAGAGTCTACTAGTAGATTGTAACGTAGCATATACTTCTATTTTTTTAATGAGTATCTCCACTGGCATATTATTAACCATACACCAACATTTATCACCAATATCGTATTTTGTACTTATTTCCATGATTAAAACAATGTTTCTTCCTCTTTTTTATTTTTTGTTTCTTTTTTATTTGTCTTTTTAACTATGACACAATCTTTATTATCAAAAAAATTCTTTTTTATAAGGTCAAGTGTTTTAGTAATAGTTTCTTCGTCAAACATATATGCTTCCTCCAACTCTCTCATCCCAATCTCGTTTATCTCCATATATTTCTCCAAAACACAATCCTCATATTCACTGAGGATTTTATCCTTCTTTTTCTTTTGTGAAATTTTCAATTTCAAGAAAGGAGGTAAATCCGTGTATCTTGTTGCAAGCATTGCCACAAGATTAGAAGAAAGTTCTGGGTCGGAATCAAGATTATTTACAAGATTACACTGAATCGGATATTGGGCAGAAAACAGTCTCTTTAACATAAACGAGTGCTTTCTTTTGTCTACACTCGACACTGCACCGGAATTTCTGTGACAGAAACAATTTAATACTTCGAATAGTTCCATATCTTAAATATAACAAAAAATTAATCTTGAATAAAAGATAAATCACCATCATCCTTAACATCTTTCAAGGCGTTTATCTGAATGGTACTTTTATAATCTTTGAATCTTGATTTTGAGAATATTTTCTCTTTCGTTATCTTTGAAATAACAGCATTGTTTTTCAACATCTCTTCATTTATGTTTGCATCCATGTCTTTAATGATATAATCGGGAATACTTTCCTCCGTCAAAGCAACAAGTTTTGCATTTGTCTTGATGTTTTCAAAAAGCATTCTCTTTGTGAAATTATCATCCTTTATCTTTGCAATATCATATATAACATTACAGAGTATTTTCAACGCTTCGTCGTTTGAATAGATTGTATAGTTAAACTTACATCCTAGTCTCTTTATAAATTCCTCATATATTTTTTCAGTGGTTTTGATACCGATACCCTTAGACCTTGTTGCCCCGTCACCTTGTTTATAATACACGGGATAGATATTGTCAGACTGGTCTCCGGAAACGACTTTTGTAAATCTAACGACCTCTGGTTCCACAACCTCAACATCAACACTCGATACAAACTTTCTAAATGGGTCACTCTCAATGGAAACTGCAAAAACTTCACCAAATAAATTCTCAGACGAAAGATTTGTCTTTTTTTCCAAATCTTTGATAAAGTCATCACTTTCTTTGCTAACATATAACTTATTGGTCAATGGAGCATATTGAATTATTTGCACACCATCGACACATTTAACCAATTGGGTTAAATCCCTGTCGGTGGAAAAAATGAGAGAAGACTTTCCATTTTTAAAAAGAGACTCACTCCAGACATAAATCAAATCGTCACCCTCACTATGCTCAACTTGTGAAACCTTAATCCCAAGATTCTTTATAGTTTCGGTAAAAGAATTTGTTACTTCAGCGAAACTTTCCTTATTAATATTATCTTGAACTTTCTTACGATTTCCTTTGTATTCCCTTTGTAGCAACAAATCTTTTCTCCATGGATGTGGTGAATCCTTCACGAATACTATATCGTTGATAATCGGATTCATCTGTTTCACAATATTACAGAAATCCACCATCAGTTTCTTCTCATAAGCGTCTTTGTCTTTTTGTGTGTTCAAAACTTTTGTACTCCCTTGTTTAAACACACCCCACAAACTTCTGAAAAAGAAGTTATGTCCATCTATTATCAAAGTAAATCTTTTCATATTACTAAATATAACAAAACTTTTACAAGTCAATATAATTTGTTATAAGTCTAACCTTCGGTTTATGATAGGTCATAATCGTTGGAAAACTTGTCAAAAAATCAATCCCGTCTTCTCCTATTGTTTGTATTAAATCATAATTATTAGAAAGCACCATATTCATAAAACTAACATAATCATCAAAATCGAAATCAACATAAAACTTCCTATTCATATAATCATTCGGAATATACCCATAGAAAATAAACATATTGTTAAAAAAATCGACAGCATTCTTATCCAAAGAATCACTCAGATACATCTCTATTTTCTTGACTTTATATATATTGTTAAAAAAATCATGCTTTTTTTCTTCATCCAATTCAGATTCAGATTCAGAATTTAAGGCATTTTCAAACAAATTCAAATAATTGTCATCATTAACAAATGTAACTGTTATACATCGTAAATTACGGAAGACCCTGAAAATACTGAAAATACACTCCAATCCAAACAGAGGAATTTTATTTTCTTTACATTCATTATAGCAATTCATCAAAACATTCACAACGTCATTGGAATGTAGATTCATAAATTTTACACAATCATTTTCTTCCAATATAGTGAATACAATCCCACTATTTTTCAAAGAATTATAAAATTTTAAAATAGAAACATTCAGCAAAGGAACTTTAACATCGATTTCATAAACTTGAAGAAGTCTGAATACAAACTTATTATTTTCCATTTTACCCATAAATATAAAATAAAACCATTCACTTAAAATATAACAAAACTATGGACATTAAATCACTAAAACCGGTAGCTTACGGAAAATTTAGACAAGGATACTATAATCCGATTCATCCGGAAAAATATGTAACAAACAAAAATCAAATCATTTATAGAAGTTCGTGGGAACTTCGTTTTATGAAATGGTTGGATACATGTATTGATGTTATCGAATGGGCATCGGAACCGGTTTCAATAAAATATTTCTATACCATAGACCAAAGAATACATACATACTATCCAGATTTTTATTTTTCATACAAGAAGCAAGACGGAAGAATACTAAAATATATAGTTGAGTGTAAACCATCTAACCAATTAAAAGAACCAGAACCTCCAAAAAGAAGAACGATAAACTCAATAAAAAACTATAATTACTTAATGGAATGTTGCATCAAAAACTCTTGTAAGAGAATAGCAGCTAAAAAATGGTGTGAAGAAAACGGATATCACTTTGTATACTTGACTGAAAAGTCAAATTTAAATTTCTTGTAAAAACTTTTATATTATGATATAAACAAATGAGCCATAATTTTTGTTTGTATTAATCATAAATATATTACATAAAAACAATCATTTAGATGCCAAAAGCAGTAAGTTTGAACGATGTCGCCGGTATGTTGTCTACTAGGGGTGACATATCTACAATAGGTGGTGCAATCGGATGTATGTCGGCAATGATAAGTGGTGACGCCAGGGATAAGGAAAACACCACTAGTAACGACATTAAAAAAATACAAGAATTTATTCTCGGTGACGGTGGAAGTCTGTCATCGATGATTGATAGTATACATGAGGCTATAGCAGACCAAACTATTGAAATTCAAAAAATAATTGAAGGAAACAGAGAAAAGAAACTTGTAAAGTCTGATATTTCTAAGATGATTAAGACTGCAACCGATGGTCTTGAAAAAAGACTTGACCGAATTATAGACTCGTTAAGAAAGATTGGTAAAGACCAAGGTGGAAGTATGAAATGGGGTAAAACAAAAAGAGAAAAGGATTCTATCGAACAATTCAGACTTTCATTGAATGACAAGAAAAAAATGAAAGAAAGCAAGATAGGAAAACTTGTTTCTATGCTCAGTGAATTGAAAGCGGTTTCCCTCAAAGACCTTTTGACATTCAGACCGAAACTTAAACTTCTTGATAATCTTAATCCACAGATTAATTCACTCGCTAAGAGTATAAATTCAAAAAATGTTGCAAAGGTTTCTGATTTCTTGGAGAAAAGTCCAAAGATGTTCGAGAATTTAAATCTTTCGATTAGGTTGGCGAGATTTATAAAACAGAAAGAACTTGACAAGTTTTACGACATACTCGGTGTAGGTGATGAGAAAAAACCACGAAAGAGGTCCATTTTAGGCCTTCTGACGAGTTTTAGTGAGTTGAATGAGGCAACATTAAACAAATCCAAAAAGAACGTCGCCACGGTCTTTAAAATGGTCCGTGATATTTGTTCCGGAGTTGCAGTGTTGGTTGTTGCCACACCCGTGATACTCGCCGCCGGTATTTTGTCAAAACCTTTAGAATGGGCTTTCTTTGGTTTCAATAAGAAGGGTGATGGTGGAATAATGGGATTGTTAACTAAACTTTCAAAGAAAAGAAAGGTTATAAGGAATGCCAATGAAGCCATCGTGTCGATGAGTTTTGGATTTGTTGCACTCGGTGCCGGTCTCGGTCTGTTGTTCTCACTCACCAAGAAGATAGAGTGGGTGCAACTTGCAAGAGTTGCCGCTACAACTGTTGTCTTTGGTACACTTACTACTTTACTGGGTAAGTTTAAGAAACCTATTAAAACGGGTGTAGAGTCGATGTTGATGTTGTCGGCGGGTATGGCCGGTCTTGGAATTGGTCTCGGTCTGTTGTTTAAATTGACCAAAGGTGTCGATTGGGAGCAGATGGCGATAGTCGGAACATCAGTTCTTGGATTTGGACTTATCGCTGCAACATTCGGTAAGTTCGACAGAACTATACAGAAAGGTTCTATTGCAATGGTTATGATGAGTCTCGGAATAACCACACTCGGTCTTGGAATGGGTGTGTTGTTCGGATTGACAAAGAATATAACATGGAAGCAGATGGCCGTCGTTGGTGCAAGTATGGCAATGTTAGGTGTCGTGACACTTGGTCTCGGTGCAATAAACAAGACCGGTATGGTTGTTGAGGGTGCAATCGCTATGGGTGTTCTTGGGTTGGCTTTGATACCATTTGGTCTTTCCATGAAACTTCTTATGAGTTCAGTAAGAGGTTTGAAGTGGAGTGAGTTTGGTATGTTTGCATCAACAACGCTTCTACTCGGAGGTGCAGTAATAGGACTCGGTGCATTGATGTGTACCGGTGTCGGTGCAATCGCTTGGACGGCGGGTCTCGCTGCAATAGGAGGTCTTGGTCTCGCTCTTATACCATTCGGTAAAGGAATGCAGCAAGTTTCAAAAGCAGCAAAGGGAGTAGACAACAAGGCAATTGAAAATTTGGTAGATTCCGCTAAAAGGATAATAGTTACATTGAGTAGTGCAGCAACGAGAAAAGAAAGACGTAATGCAAGAAAGAATGCAAGGTTGATGAAGTCGATAGGTGGTAGTCTTAACAGTGTTGCTAAAAGTCTTAAAACATTTAACGAAGTATCTTCATCGTCAATAGAGAAAGCAATAGATTCTATCAAGAAAATATCTGAATTTTTCTTCGGTGAGAAAGGTATGACCAAATATGGACTTGATTGGAAAAAGAGAGTAAAGGCTAAAAAAGAAGCAGACACAATTGGACAAGTTTCTAGTATAATGCACAGACTTTCAACTGGATTAAAGATATTCAATGAAGTTGCACCATCATCGATAGACAAGGCTATGGATGCAGTCAAGAAGATTGCTGAGTTTTTCTTCTCACCGAATAGTGGGTTGAACAAACTCAATGCAAGTTGGTCTAACAGACGTAAGGCAAGAAAGACATCAGATACCATCGTTCAAATCTCAAACTGTATCTTTAAATTATCAAAGGGGTTGAAAGATTTCAATGAAGTCAGTGAGAGTTCGATAAGTAAGGCAAAGAAAGCAATACACAGTATTGCCCATTATTTCTTCTCACCAAGTAGTTCGTTGAATAAGATGAATGTCGATTGGATGAAGAGAAAGAAAGGTAAGAAAAATGCAGACGCTATCGGTGCAATCGGTGATTCAATGTATAAAATATCAAAGGCATTGAAAGAATTTAATGAGATAGGTGATAAGGCGGTTAACAGAATGATGGAAAGTGTCGATAAGATTGCAAACTATTTCTTCGACAACAAGAAAAAGGTGAATACCGGAAAGTCTTGGAAGATTCAACGTTCTATGGAATATATTGCAGACGGACTTAGTTACTTCGACGATAAGACAAAAGATATTGATAGTAAGAGATTACTTGAAAACTTCGATGTATTTAATAAAGTGTCTTCACAAATTCTTGACAAATGGAAGACCGATTATAGAGACACTGCAACCGACATCAATAAGAGTATGAGTATTCTTGTTAATTCTTTCAATGATGCCGGTAGAAATTACAGAAAGAGTGTGAAAGCAACTACAACTCTTTTTAAACAGATGTCTAATCCGAATTTCGCCGCTTCGGGAAAGACTATGAGAATTGCATCTAACTTTGTCAGAAGTGTAAATGCAGTTGATATTGATAGAGCATCTTCATTAACTGACATGTTTAAGTCGTTTGCTTCAATAGGTAAAGCGGGAAATGTTTTTAGTAGGTTTGACAAACGAGTCAAACAATTTACGGAAGCATGTATCGAACTTGTCAATGCAATTAACGGTAATACTGAAGCTTTGAACAATAGTGACGAAGTTGTCACTGTTAAGAATGAGTTCGGAGAACAAGAAACCGTGAAGAGAAAGGATGCAGAACTCATGCCTAAACAGATGGTTATATTGAATGTCGGAGACCTTGCAAACGCTATTGCAGACCAATTGAATAGTTTAAGTGTTGATTGTGATGCAAATATCAATCTCCAAATCAACAGTGAATCTGGAAATGAATGGAGAATTTCAAGAATGTAATTTTTTTTGTTATATTTAATGTAATAATAAAAATATTTTTATGGAAGATAATATAAATTTGACTTACGAAGAGCAAGTAGAAAGAGAGTTTAACTTGTCACAGGAACCACAACAAAATGATATTATAAAAGATTTGGGTAAGGTGGATATTACAAAAGGAACTCATAGTGATGGTGTGCAAGATGATGAGAATGTTAAGAGAATCAACAATATGATTGGTTATTTAAACGTTCCATTGGAAACACTTCCTTCACAAGGAAGATACTATCCGGAAAATACAAGAATCAGTATCAGGGCTGCCCGTGTCGGTGAGATACGTGAGTTCTCAACTATTGATGAGGAAGACCCAAAAGATGTCGCCGACAAACTTACATATATCATTTCACAATGTTGTAAGATTTATTATGGCAATGTACCAGGTCATTATAAAGACATTATTGTCGCTGACCGTATTGTATTAATTTTCAAGATTCGTGAATTGACATTTGTTGATGGTCAGTCATCAATTAAAATTCCGGTTCCAAACGGGGCGTGTAAAACGGTTGGTTGTAAACCACAGGAACATATTTTGTTTAATTCAAATATGTTCAAATTTATGAAACCGGATGAGGAACTTGAAAAGTATTATGACCCAATTAATCGTTGTTATAACGTACACACAAAAAGCTTTGGGATGATTACTCTATATATCCCTACAATCGGTACTTGGACTGCTGTGTCTGATTATGTGAGGAATGAATTGCAGAATAATCGTAAGATTGAAGAGACTGTTTCAGAAATGGTTCAGTTTCTTGTAAAGGATTGGAGGGGTCTTGGTGAGAGGTCAATCTTCAACAAGATTTCTGAAATTTCAGGATGGGATACTAAGAAGTTTAACCTTGTATATAGACTCATTGAAAAAATCAATGTAGGTATTGAGTTTGAGGTTACTGATACCTGTGAAAATTGTGGAGGTGAAATAAAAGTTCCTATTTCCTTTCCCGACGGATATAAATCAATATTTGTTCAGACAATTTCAGATATCGGAGACGAACTTCTATGATAACGTAATCATAGCAATGGAGAATCTTCACATGGACTATGCTACGATAATGAATCTTTGGATGTATGATTTTCAGAACATACTAGAAAGATATGGTAAGATGATTGAAGAAAGAAAGGAAGATGAGAAAAAACAAAATGAAGAATTTGAGAAAGCTCATCCACTACCATCACCAGATAAGTATCTGAGGGGATATGGTTCTAATGTTCCGAAGATTCCAAATATGAATAACATAAAACTATAAAAAAAAAAGAGAGGTGTTTTAAACACCTCTCTTTTTTATACTTTACCCAAATCATTTACATCTTTTGTCACTCTTTTCTTTTCAGAAAGTTTATCTAGTTTTTTCAAAACATTTCCAATCTTTTCACTTGTGTCAAGTTTTCCAAGATTTCTTATATTCTCTTGTGTTCCTTGATTTGGATATATATTCTCAATTTCTTCCACTATCGGTCTGTTTGGGTCATCTTGAATAACATCTCCGATATATTCTTGAGTGTGACTTCTACTATCTGTAGGATAGATGTTTCCAAGTTGTGAGACATTCGGTCTTGTTGTTTCATCCGGTGTAACGTCACCAATATGTCCTTGAACAAGTGGAGTACTTTGTTGTGGATATATGTTGTCTATAACTTCCACTATTGGTCTGTTTGGGTCATTTGGTAATACATCACCCAAGTTACTTACGTTTTTACTATTACCATCCGTAGGATATATATTTCCAATGTTTGTTGTGTTTGGAACTTGTGGTTCGTCTGGCAACACATCACCCAAGTTACTTACATTTACACTAGATTGTTGATTTGGATATATATTTCCAATGTTTGTTGTGTTTGGAACTTGTGGTTCGTCGGGTAATACATCTCCAATATATCTTTGTCTTCTTGGTGTGGTAAGTGTCGGATAAACATTTCCAATCTGTGTAACATTTGGTACCTGTGGGTCATCCGGTAATACGTCTCCTATATAACCTTCTATCGGTGGAGTAGTATTTGGTGGATACACATTTCCTATATTATCGATTGGTGGAACTTGTGGTTCGTCGGGTAATACATCATCGATATAACCTTGAATTGTCGTTCTTCCATTTGGTGGATACACATTTCCTAACTGTGTAATATCTGGTCCAGGAATATCATCTGGAAGTACATCATCTATCGTGTTGATTATATATGATGGATTGTCATCCGGTAACACGTCACCCAAACCGGTGACTATTCCGTTTGACATTGTTGTATTTACACCATTTATAACAACTCCACTTCCATGTTCCATAGGTACTGTTTCCAAGTTGTCATTATCATTGACATTACCTATTCGTTTTACATATCCATTTGCAATGACAGATGTTACACCGTCGAGTTGTGGAACACCAAGATTAATTGTTGTGTTGTTTGTATCCGGAGAAGCGTTATAGTCTATTGCACCAACAGTACTTGTATTGTTACCTGGGAAAACTATATGTTCTATTTCTTCCAAATATGCACTATACACATTACCTCTATCTTGTCCAACTGAGGCGGCCACACTTGTGGCGAGATATTTGAATAATCGTTCAAACTCTTTTCTTGATTCGGTTAAATTCTCATTTACAGATTCAATTGCACCATGTGTTGCAATACCTTCCATATATCTGTCTCTCATCTCAATGCCTCTGTCTCTATTTAACCTTAGTCTTCTATACTCTTCATAATCGTCATTATTGACATTACCTAATGGAGAATTATCGAAATATCCATGTTTAACAACCTCATAATTTTGTGAACCATCATCTTTTGGTGTATTTTCGAGTGGGTCGTTGATATTCACATTTCCAAGACTTGAATACTTGTTTCCTTTGGTTCTTGAAATAATTCCGACCATATTTGGAACTTCTCTGTCATCTTTTATTGATTTTTCCAACATGTCGTTTTCATTCACATTACCTATTGATGAAACCATATAGTCTTGTACGGTTGAATTTATTCCATTGAGTTGTGGTTCGTCTATCTGTGTACTTGAACGTTCTTTCGCCGAGTCGTTAAGATTGACGTTACCAAGTGGAGAGTTCAACATATAGTTCATCTTATTAAACAAAGTTTCAGGATGTTCTGATTTCTGTTGTGGAACGGTACTATGTCCGTCAAGTCCCTCCAAGTCACCTGTAAATTCTATCTTGTTTTCTTGAACTTTAATTCTTCTATTGTTGTCATTGACGTTTAAAAGACCATTTAATTTTGGTTTTCTTTCATCAAACTTTTCGGAAGTCATTGTATATGTCTTTGTTCCAAGTGGATATTTCAACTCATCAAGTTTTTTGGCGTTTCTATTGGAAATACTTACAGATGGTCTATGTGGTCCTTTTGAAAGATTTCTTAGAAGATTATGTTTCATATCCTCGAAAGGTAGATAATTTATCACACAGTCACTATAACTGAATGTGAAATTGGTCATTCTCATATCACCACGGTCTGCATTAGAAACATTTTCGAAGATACTTCCGGTTTCTTCGGGTATGATTTCACATCCAAAGAATTTAAACTCGATTGCAGACATTGAATTGAGTGCAACTTCTACAATCTTTGGAATATTGAGCTGTCCACTTTTTCTTATTGCTCTACCCAATGATGTTGTCATCTTATAGAAGTTTCTTATGTCATGTACAAAAACAGAACAATTGAATCTTCTGAGATTGACTGGTACACGTTCTCGACGATATTGTGCATCATATACGGCATTAAAGTATTTGTTGAACATTCCACTAACTTTTAAATCGAGTGATTCGTAGATTGTTATAGATATTTTATTATCAATGGAACCACGAAAACTATCCTTTACACCATAATTGTTTTTGTATGCTTCGTCTAGACCGGTTATAGTCTGCATAAGATATGGATACTCTGTTGTGAGTCTTGTCATACCTCGAATAAAACCAAGCATGTCATATACAGTTTGTGGGGCATCTGGTATGGTTGTTTTGTTACTATTTTGGAATGTTTGGTCATCTTCTACTCCGGATGACACATCACCCGTATGGAGTCTTGCATCCTCACTTGCCCTTCTAGAACCATTATATTTAATTTCTATATCATCTTCTATGACCGATATTGATTCATTTACATCAATTAAATCGTTCTTTACATTTTCCAAATCCTTTTCTCTCTGTGAATATTGGTCATTCTCATATTTGGCAGTTGTCTCTCTTACTTTCTGTATCAACTCACGTTCTTTTGATTCAAGGTTTTCAAGTTGTTTTTTATAGTCTGAAAGTTTTGCAAGAGTGTCTGATTCATTGACATCTACTGTTATTGTTATTTTTATCTTTCTATACTTACCACCTTTTTTGTATGCTTCAGAACCATCGAAAGTAGACTTGCTGTTATCTATTGGGAGTGCCGTATATGAACTATAATCAGATGGTTCTTCCGTCTTTATTGTACACGATGTGACTTTTACAGTAGAGGAATCAACAGATGAAACAATAGACTGAACATTGTCAGGATTCCTGTCATATTGTGAAATTGTTGTCTGCAACATGGAATCCAACGATGAAATCGTATTGACAATATTGTTATATTGTTCCAATGAATGTGAAGACCGGTTTCCGGTTGGTTTGAGATTTATGACAGCATTGTCCATTCTGTTAAGAAGTTCTTTCAACTTATTACGGACGGCTGTTTCGAAAGTTTCTTTGTTGGCGGATGTTGATTGGTTTTCAAGTGCTTTGATTTGCCTTCTTATTTTTGACATTTCGTCTTGCACACGTTTCAGTTCATTCTCTGCATTTTTCTTTTCGTTTTCAATCTGTCTGTGGGCAGCCTTGTTCTCTTCATTGTCTAAATATTCTTGAAGTTCAACCATTTGACCAGATAATAACGAAGCGTTCTCTTGTAAATCTTCTTTTGAAATATAATCCGAAATCGACTTGGTTTCAGAACCGTCACCAAGTGAGAAGTGTCCACCTTTGTCTTGTGATGAACCAAAGTCTTTCACTTGTTTATCAACCATGTAAATATATTCAGTTGCACCGTATGGAAGTCCATCTACATATACATTATGTTGCATTCCATATCCTATCTCGGAATTGTTCGGAAATTTTTCTTTGGTGAGTATGGCAGATATATCATACGAATTGACAGAAGAACGAATCAATGCAGAATAGTTGTTTCTCAAACAGTTCTCAATTTCGTCAGCAATGTTTCTGACAGAACTTCTATCGTCTGTTTTGGTTCTGCCTGATGCAATACCGTCATATTCTCCGATTGTATAGAACAAAGGAGAATTTAATTTGTCGATGGATAATGTGAAACCGGTAAAGATAGGGTCTTCTATGTCGGCATTTGAATTTCTGTATGAGAAATCATGTGAATACTGAGCACCCCAAAATCTTTCTCTGGCTTTATGACCATTGGATGAAAACATAAATGTGTTGTCCAAATTTGAAAAACTTGGTCTGAAGTCTTCATCCAGCATATCTCTATGTGATTCATCAAGATTTATATTACCATTAGGATTACTAACTGGTGATGGTTCATCTATATTTGCTGTAGGATGGACATAAGTACCATTTTTTTGGTCATTATATTTTATATCTTCTGCCATTTTATTTTTTCTTTGTATTATTTATTCACTTCCACCATTGTCCATATTATTGAACCATGAACCGGTAGTGTTATCGAATCTATATTTTTCGTTTATTGCTCTCCTTGCAAGGTCATATTCTGATTTTAAGTTTGGTTTATATTCTATTCTATTTAAAACCAGTTCTGTTTGGAGGCGTTTTTTATTCTTGTTATATACTATTTTCATTTCTGTTACAACATACCAACCGGATAATGCTCTGTTAAATACACCTTTTAATGGGTCTTTTCTTTCACCCGATTCATCATCGAAGAAAAGAATGTCGTCGTTGTTTTCTTGGACCATTTCCTTATAATTTTCGTTCCAATATTCCCTTATTTCTCTTCCTTTTAACTTATTTGATGAGATTGGGTTTTTGTCGAAAATATCAACCCATATTCTACTGAACTTTGTAATACTTGGATTGTAGTTCTGAAGACGAACATGGAGACCACATTTTTTCAAACATCTCATTTGAAAATCATTTTGGTATTTTGCAAAATAATAATGTTTGAAAGTGTTTGTTGTATCCACCTCTCCGACATTTACAAACGACTCCATTGAAGCGAGATTGTCCGGAGAACTCATATCTGTATCAAGATACACATGGTTTGTTGTCTGTGTGAGATTTAATGGAATGTATGATGATTGTGACACCTCGTCCGGTAGTTCGGAAATCTGTTGACCGTCACCATCACGTTCAAGATTGTCTATCGGTGCTATCACAAATTCACAATTTCTGCAACCCCAGTCACCTGTGTTTGAATCAGCATAGGCGAGATGTATACGATATCCGTCATTAAGAGAACTACTTCCGTTATTGACTTCTGAATAAACTTCTATGAAGTTCGTCCATCCTGAAAAATATTCGTTGTTAGTTAAAAAGTAATAGCTCACTTGTTGTTCTGTATTGAATAAATCATCGTGTCCATCTTTTATAACTATTTCGTTTTCTGTGAGTTTTTCTTTATTATCTGGTGGTTCATTCTCTGGTCTTGACGCCTGCTGAATGTTTGAATATATTATTGCCGGTGTGTCGGTTTTTTCTCCACCATGTGAAAGAAGACTGTGACATTCTATGAAATTGAATACATAGTATTGGTCGATAAATGAGGTGAAGAATGAATATTGACTATAACAAGCATGATTTGCAATACTTTTCATAAAGTCAAGAAGTGTTTTGTTCTGCTCATTGTTCCACTGCATTTCATCTATGTTGTTGTCTTTTGTGAAGTTGGTTGCAAATCCAAGACCGGTGTATACTGAAAGGTTGAACAATGCTTGTCTTGCATTGGTTTTTGAATCACACCAAGACTCTTTCCTAGAACCACCTGGTACAGAAAGTGTTCCTGTTATCTTATATTTTAGAACACCACCTGTGTTCTGTGTTGCACCTGGATTTCCACTTCTGTTTATACTTGTGATTATGAAGTCTTGACGTATTGGTTTATAATACATTTCGTCACCATATCCACCTATATATATCTGTACGGTACTACCTTCTTTCGGAAACGCTGTCGAAAGAAATGTATTGTCCATGTCATAAAATTCAACCATCATTGTAGGCAAGAATGAAGAGTAGTCCAAATTAAAATTAACAAGACTCGTTTGTGGAATCCTGTATTCGTTAATTGTGACCAAAGGGAGTCTGAACGATATTCTTTCAGGATAGTTGTTTGGTCCCTTGTGTTCCAATTCACTTATGTTCATCTGTGTCACAGCCAATGATGGTTCAATTAATTGTGCAGTAGATATTTCTCCACCATTTATGTTTATGTAATTACTGTTCAAATCCCCGACGGGAAAAATCTTACTTATAACTTCTTGGTCTGTCATTATCTTACTCTGTATCTTTGTCCTTCAACTATAACATAGTCTCCGGATTTAATTCCAAAATCATTGACAAAAACTCTTCTTCCATCTTCGAGTTCCACCAATGTTCCATTTTCTGTTGTCATAATTGGACTTACAACATCATCGTGATTGTCTATATCAACTCCATCAATTCCTCTGTCAAGACTATCGTCGGTTGGTTCTGTTGTCCATTTTGTGTACCAGTAGAAAGCATCGTATGCCTTTGGTTTGTATTCAACTTTTCCATCGATTGTCATTCCATAATGAAGTTTGAATACATTTTTGGACTTCAACATATTGACTCCACCTTTTTTTCTATTACCGGTTTTTGCTGCTCTCTTCATAATCATACGAGAAAAAAACCGTTTAAGTTTTTGATTACTTGCATACTTGTTGTCAATATTTTCATAATAGTAAATCCAACCTTTAAAATCAGTACCATCTTCATTTAAAATAGGAGATTTGTATGCACAGATTTCATTTCCACGTTCTTCTAACTCATCGATTCTTTCTTGTAATTTTTCCGCCTTTTTCTTTTGTTTGTCTTCATTTATTTCAGATACTTGTGTCTCTAATGCTTCCATCTGTTGCTCATAACTGTCAGTCTCATTATAGTATATTGGAGATAAAGTATTCTCTATTAGTTCTTTACCTTCGAGACATTTTCCAGTAAATAGTTCAATTATAGAATCTATAAAGTCAAGTAACCATTTGATATTCAATATATCAATAATTTTTTCCTTTATAATTTTTGCACTATTTAGTCCATTGAGCATTATTTTAACGAGATTGTCTATCTGTTTAATGATGTCTATACCGAAGTTTATAACTCTTCTTAATTCGTTGAATATCACTTTTGCACATTCAAACCATCTTAAAACTTTATACAATGGGTTGTCGAAACAAGGACCAAGTGATGTGGGACATGGAATTTGTGCAATCGTTACTGAGATAGTTACGGTTAAGTTTTTAAGGGTTTCTTTGATTGAATCACAATCCATTTCTATAGCATCACAACAATCGTCGATATATTTTGAACCACTCATCTTATTCGGGTCTCCTGTGAAAAATTCCTTTATTTCAAATATGGATTGCTTATATTGGTTTTCCATAATTGTCCATTCATCTTTAATGTTCATTCCGAACATCTTGATGTCTTGTTCAAATCGTTTAAGTTCAACAAGTGCAGTCTCTTTCATCTTCTGTGCCATTTTGGCTTTCTTAGCCTGTAGTTTAGCCTTTCTAATATCTTTGGCGACACTTCTTTTTGCAATCTTTTCTTCTTCTGTAAGAGATTGCATACTTTTTCTTCTTTCTTGTGCAGAAGATTTTCTTTTTTCTCTGAGTATTGCTCTTATTTTCTTTTTGTCCCCTTCGGCTTCTTCCACGATTCTCTTATACTCATCAGACTCTTTGAACTCTCTTGTTTTTTCTGATATTGTATTATGGGTGTCGTCTAGTTTTGCTTTACCAAAAGCTAGAACCGTATCAAGATTAAGATATGGTAACTTATCTATACCGGCAACAATAAGACCTATCTGAGTTGCAAATCCAATGAAACCTGTTGTTATTTTTCCAATGTTGAAATTTCTTGCAATGGTTGAAACTGTATCTGTTGCAACTGAAGCAAGTTCTCCACCCATAGAACCATCTCTACTTGATTCTGAAATCATATCAAGTTGTTTTGTGGTATCTTCTTTTACCATATATTCACTGAATGCTTCGTTCAAATAGTCGTTGGTTTTTTTCATTGTATCGTTTATCGTATCAATAACGGGTTGTAGTTTGCTTTTGACTCCTTTATTTAACTCATTTCCATTATCAACAATGTTATTAACACTATTTGAAATATCGTTCAATCCCTCGTGTATATCTTCCACACTATCTTCAAGAAGATGTGATGCATCATTTGAATCAATGGCGGCATCTTCCAACAATCCTGTTGTACTTGTTGTCAAATAGTCTATGTTGTCGGTTGCATGGTGCAGGGCGTTTACCATACCTTGTGTTGCATCAGTGGCTACATTGGCATAATTGGTGAGTGTTCCCATGATGTTATTCACACTTCCTTCTAAAAAGTCTGATGGAAAATTTGTATATGCTTCTAGTATAATGTTTATACGTTCCGAAAAATCCTTAATTTTACATAATAGAATAGTTACCTCATCAATAACTTGTGAAGCAAATTCTTCTGGACTTGGAATAAGAACGACACTTTTGGCAATCTGATTCATATATGCCATCCTTTTGATTGCCGTCCTTACACTTGGTTTTATATACTTTCCACCCTTACTTTTATTTTCTACTGTTTCCATTTTTTAACTCCATTTGTAATTTACAAGTAACTCATTCTTTGCATTATCGACAATGAGTGTGTTGTGTGTGTCATCAATTATAAATTGACTTAGTATAACGTTATGTAATTCTTCCTCACATAATTTGTTCCAAAGTCTAAAGTTGGTGATGTTATGTCTAGAAGATATTAAGTCATAGTAACACGTTTCTCCAAAATCAAATGAACCGGTGTCATTTGAACTTACTCCAACCAACTTGAATACTGATTTTGTGTTTTCAAGTTTTTCAGAACCGGAGACATCATACAACCATATATTTGAATGTCCTTTGTTCATTCCAAGTAAAACAACATACCATTTATCTTCAAAACCATCGAAATCAAATGAGTACATAAATCTCTCATCGTTCAACGTCATAAGTATTTGTGTAGGTGTTTGTTTTAATACTAATGTATTATTCTCACCATTAAATCTCAATATCTCATTCACATCGTGTGCAATAACTTTTGAACAATTTATTACTGAACAATTTGAATCAAAAGTTCCTTCAACATCAACAATGTTTTTTGCTTTATTGACACTTGTTATCATCCTATATCCGTCAGCACTTCCGGATTTTGTTATTTTCAAATAATTTCCGACGACTATATTGTTGTCCCATCCATTTAATGTGAGACGGATATTCCCTTCTCCGTTATCTGAAATAGACTTTATCAAAATGTTGTTTGATATGTTTTTATCCGTGAATCTTGGTCGTAGTAAGAAACTAACCATTCTTTGGTTATCACTTGAAAATCCTTCGGTGTATTTGTATTCTACCGCCACTTTTCCTTTATCGATAGTTGTCATATCATAGAATCTGTCTGCAACCATAGTGTAGTCGTTAAATACTTTTTCTTCAACAATTCGGAGATTTACATCAAGTTTTCTTCTCAACCAGTCTTGTCCTTCAGCCAAATCACCAAGGTCGTTCAATTGGTTGTCTTTTCTGTTATCTGCATATTCTTCTTTAATTTCTTCCTCAAATTTTCCTTCCGCTGAGAAAATAAGTGTATTGGTATCTTCTTTTAATTCTTCATCTGCAAATCCGACAGAAGACATCTGTTCGTAAGGTGTCAAGGAAACTCTCCAATATGTCCCTAAATAACCGAAATCATCAGGTTCGGATACAGAATCCACTCTGTACATTTTATTCATGTAGGATTGAAAATAGAGGTAGTCGTGAGGGTCTGGATGTGTACCTTCACCGAACACATTCCAAAATTCCTGTTTTACGATATGAACCTCGAATTGGACAGGGTAATCCATCATCATAGAGTTGAACTGAATTTCCCTTGTTGGAAGTTGATTGTCTGGAATAAGAACCTTCACGTTCTTTTTATCGACAACATTCTCGAGACTATACTCTTTCAATACAACGTCACGAGACCTTTTGTCCGCTTCTGTTTTGAAATATAGACAACAGATACCAAACATATTACTTACCAACTTACACATCTGTTGGTATATTGAAAGTGAATTTCCAAGTGCATAAGGATTAAACAAATTCTTACCGTCACCACATCCACAGTCATATACAATCTGAGGTTTACAACAGTTTCCACCGGTACCTTGTCCAGCTGGTGTGTTCCAATAACATGCCGGTATAGGTGATTGGATGTTGTTCATATATTCAACATCGAGTGTTATTGATTCGACACTCAGTTCTACATCATCTGAACCTATCTTTGTAAACTTGTATTGTATATATAAAATTGGGGAGACACTTATCTTTGATAAGTTTTTATTTGTAAGTTCCTTATAATCTGACCAAAGAATTTTATCAACGGAATATCTGAACTCTTTTTTATAGTAGTTGTTTTCGTCTTCGTTTTTCACAATACAATCAAATCCAGATATACTTTTGATGTCCTTATATTCTATCACATTGGATGTGATATAGTTTTTTTCATCCATCACATAATGCTGTTATATATGGTATTTATGTATAAAAAAAGGACAACGACTATTCGTTGTCCTTTCAATTTTATATATCGAGTTTTAAATTGTATTTTTCAAAAACATCACCGAAACCGATTGAATTTATTCTCTTATAGAACATTTCTTTTTGGTTTTCGAAAATAGGTTGGTTGGCGAGAAAACTTCTATTGCATAATGTAAACAATCTTTTGTAATGATAGTTTATGATGTATTTTACAAACCTATTATATAAATCATACAATCCTTCTTTGTCTAGTGTTATGAACACATCTTCGATAAAAAAAGTTTTTTTATCCAAAAATGCAAGTAGGTCTCCCATACCTTTAAATCCTTCCATTTCCGTTTTTTTGATGAGTTGCATTTTTTCAGTTCTCAGATTACATGAAACTTTAAACCCTATTAAATGTTCTTTCAACAAGTCAAAATCAGTTTCATATATGTCTTTGATTTTGACTTTATATGTTGTTCTTTCGTTAAAAGTGTGTTTTTCAAGTATGATTATTTTTATCGGGAGTAGAAATTCTGGGTCTGTTACTGAATTAAGAATTGCATAACATTCAGTACCGATATTAAACGTTCTAACCATTTACTTTTTCTTTAAGTTCTTCGAATTTACTTTCCATATCTTTTTTAGATGATGAAACTCCATTTCTACCATAATTCTCAAGTTCTTTCAATTCTTTATCTGACAATACAAAACCATCAAGTTCTCTTGGTTGTTTTTTACTAGTGAGTTTCTTCACTTCCTTTTTTTCATCTTCGTCAAATTCTTCTTCGTCAAGTTCTTTTTCTGTTATTACATTTGGTTTTGGTGTGTCTGTTTTTTCAACTTTTATTTCTTCTTTTTTTTCTTCTTCTTGTTGCTCGTTGCTGTTTAGATAATCGGTGAGACATTTTATGAAACCAAGTGCAATCAATGGGAGTATGGCACCTGATATACCGGCAATAATTCTTTTTTGGTCAATCGGTTCCATTTCTGTGAGTCCGAACAATTCTGACCAACTAATATATTCTCCTAGTCCGACATATGCAGCGTATGTGTTCGCCATACACTGGAATAATGTCAAGATGACGAACATAATCCATACTATGTCAAACCCTTTTTTTCTTCTTGTCAATGCACCGAATAAACATGCCATCTGACCGATTTCAAATGAGCAAGCGAGTACGGTACTCATCCAACCTTGGTGTGCAAGGTTGAAGAAGTGAATACTTGAAATAAGACTCACTATAGCCACGATGACGTATAACAACAGGTATGAACCCATTGTTGAATATTTAATAATCTTCTCTTTATTCATATACTATTTTCATATTTTTTTATTTATGGAAAAAGGTGGTCTTTTGACCACCTTTTCTTGTTTTGTTACCCGTTCATTTCTTTCTGACAAAAAATTGATAACCTTTCAAATGCATCGCTGTAAATTTTTTTTACAACAGGTAGTGGTACTTCAAGTTCATCGGCCATGAATTGAAAGTTGTTATGTTTCAATTCTTTGTATTCATCTAGTTTAAGTTTTATCTTGATAGTTTTCTGACCGGCTGGACTAAGGGTTTTTATTCCTTTTCTAATAATCTCGTCCCTTTCGTTCTTGAAAGCGTCGTTTGAACATTCACCAAGATTATCATAGTCTTCAATATCAATACTTTGATAAGATATATCAGTACCTTCTTTTGCTTCACTTCCTTTTCTAAATCCTTTTTGGTGATTCACTGGAACATGTACGAGGTTGGTCTGTCTATTTACAAAGTTCATCATTTCTCCTCGTACAAACATAGAACATGCTTTTACAAATGAATCGTGTTTTGTTGGGTCAAATTTTTTCTCGACTTTTTTCATGGCTTCTGTCCCGACTGCTATCAAGTCGTTCTCATCTGCTCCGGTTTCTTTGGCAACATTTATTGCAACCTTTACCACATATAAAAGGTTCTGGGTGGTTAAATCACCACCGTGTATTTTTGCCTGCTCGACGGCTTTTCCAATTTCTTCATAATATCTAGAATCCATTTAAACTATTTTAACTTGTATAACTTTAAAACTTATTTGAAATTTTGGTTTTGAAATATCTATAAAGATACTATTTTTTCTATTAAAAAAATTAAAATATTAAACAAATGATTTAAACTTTTTGATATTTGATTTAACCAAATCAATATCAATGGGTTTAAAATCCCATTTGGAAGCATTACAACACACATTGTTGTTGTTCATGTTTGTATTTTCAAACATTCCGTGAAAACATAGAGAATCGTTCTTTTTCCCATACCAATCAATTAATGGAAAGTAACTTAGAACAATGTCTTTATCTTTTAATATTTCTATTTGATTTGGTGAAAACGAAATCTTTTCTTTTAATAAGTTATTGATACTTTTGTCTATATATTTTTTAAGAATGTTTTTTGAATCGATTTCGTCTTCAGAATAGAAATTGTTCAGAAAAATTATCTTTTTACCATTTAGTTGAAATATGGTGTCGTATATATCACAAATACCGAATCCACCAAGAACGTAAACAATATCTTCGTTTGTTACGACACTATTCCAATTGGAAATGACTTTCATGTTATATTCCAAATGATTTTCACCATAATGTTTCTCACAAGGTCTGTTAATCCAAGTGTCGCTTATAACAAATATCTTTCTCAAAATAAAAAATATTTTATGTGAGGGACCCAAAATGAATCCCTCACACAAGGTTAAACATAAGAATTAATTACCAAGAACTGAGTTCAACCACGCTTCGTCAGCATCTGGATTAATTGTCTCGACATTTTCACTTGTCTCGACAGTTTTTACCGATGGAGTTTCCGATTGAACCACACTACTTTGACTTTCGATAATTTGATTTACAGTCTCAGTAGCACTTGCAACAGAAGTACGTGGTGCTGAATAATTTGAAGAATATGTGGCGAGAAGTGCATTCACCTTATCGACAGTCTCTTGATTCCATTCCTTCCACTGATAATCGTTGATTTTTGGGGCGTCGGTTTTGAGCCACTCAACATACTCGTTCATAGACTCACGTGTTTGTTCCAATGTTTTTCCTTCACCGAAATGGAGGGGAGCTTTTCTGTCGGTAATGAATTTGCAAGCACTGTACTCAGCAACTTCACGACCACCATCCATCTTCTGGGCGGATTTAGTCAAGTTGATTTCAAACAATGGAGCTGAAATTGGTTGGAACGGATTAATTGGATTTGTAAACTCAGAACCCTTCAAAGCATCTTCAATCTTATCGTAGATTTTCTTTCCAAACTGGTAAATCATAAACTTACCATCATATTCAGGATGTTGAACATCTTTTACAACTTCGACAAGTGCATACCATTGCTGATATACATTAATTTTCTTAGAGTTTGCCTTATCGATGGCAGAATCACTTGAATAGAGTTTCCAACCCAACTCACGGATAGGACATTTTAAACCAGCAGTCTTCGGAGATACGACGAAAATACCATTTTCACCATTTACATCTTTCAAGTAACACTCCCATCTCTCAATGGTTGTTTGAAGCTTATCTTGATAGATGAAAGGCATGAAACGAATCACGGCACGATAGTTACCATCCTTACACTTCTCATCCTTAATACTCGGTTTGTAGAGATTTTCATTCAAACTTGTTTTTTTCTTACTCTCGGTCAATGTGAGAGCATCTTCTGTGGTCATAGTGAATAGACCAGTAAAATCTAAATTTCCCATAACTTTTTAAACTTTTTTGACTTATTTTATTATTATAAACTATGTCCTTTCGGACAAATTGTTTCAAACTTTATCAACTACAATATAAATATAACAAAAAAATTATAGATTATTTCAAAATTCTATTTTTGTCTATCTTTATTTTTCCAGTATTGTTTGCATTACTCAAATTTAGTTTTCCACCTATTGTCATAACATTATTTAATTGACTGGTTTTCAATTTTTCTTCAAGTTGTTTTTCAGTTAATATTATCTTACCGCCTTCTATTTTTTTAGACAATTCTTTTTTAATTGGATTTCCGTTTTTATCAACTTCAACATCTCCTTTGTAATATTGGTATGTTGCATTGTCGGATATGACAACGGATGTAAATTCATTTGAGTTTTCATATTCTGAAAGTTGTGTCTGCATCTCTTCGTTTTCCGCTTCAAGTGTGGCAACCCTTTCTTGCAAATTGGAATTTTCGTTTAACAAAGAATCTATCTGTAAACGATTTTCATTCAAAGTTTGGTTCAATGACAATATCTGTGCATTTGCACTTTCCAACTGCTTTTTCAAAGAATTGACCATTGCTGTCAATGATGATGTCGACCATTTGCTTTCATCTGCCCAGTTTCCAATGAATATCACTTCTTCACCGGATGTGTATATCATATTTCCATCACCATCATAACACTCAAACACTCTGGTTATATAGAATGTGTTTGTTGACATTGCAAGAATGTTGTTGGCATCTTCTTTTGATATTTTAAAGAGCACTTCACCGTTTGACCTATCGACTTGGAAATTTGAACCAGAGTTGTCATATTCTGATATACGGATTTCAGTTTTCTTGTTTTTGAAAACAAGAAATAGTCTCTGTCCGTTATCTGACAGATTAAGTAGTGTTTTGGAATCGGTGTTCCAATTGTTATATACTCTGAACAAATGATATGTGTCGAATGGATTTATCAAGAGACATGTGTCTCCTTTTGCATATATAGTCTCATCAATGGTTCCATTTACATGGATTATATTTTCTTCACTCATCTTATTCTATTGTTTTATTCTCTTGTAAGAAATACTGAGATAGGTACATAAGTGGATTCACCTTCATCAGAATTTCTGGTTAAAATATATGATGTTGATTTGTTTTCATCGAATGAAGAATCAACTTGGAAACCAAGAGATTCTATTCTATTCATCGTATCATATACTTCTACAATATTTGGAAGTGGTCTTCCAATAATAGACAATACATCGTCTTTTGAATTTGAAATCAATAATTTATAAATAAATAGTTCAACAATATCAATTGTATCGTTTGAAAGAAATCTCAATAATTCACAGTATTTGAAGTCATCCTTTGTCTCACAATATCCATCCATTGTAACAAAATTATCGTCAAATATTGCATCGTTGTCATCAATTGTCTGAAATACAAATTCAACGATTGATGACATATTTTTCATTCTACGTTCATCAATCTTTATATATATTGTTTTCTCGGTTTTTTTATTTTCCACGACAAAAGTTGCTTCGACAATTTTTCTATCTATGCATTCTGCAACAATAGATATCATTTTGTCATAAATGTCGAGCCATGAATTACCATCGAACCTGAACACTAAAGAATTTTCGTCAGATTTCTGTACTTTAAAGAATCCGTTTTCGTCAATATATATTCCAGATTCCCCATCTATTTTTAATGATATTGAACCATTTGAATCGACTATCATTCCTTTACCCGGCATCATAAGACCGATTTTATTTTCTTTTGCAATTCCAATAGATGGTATTACTGGTGTACCGGTTAAGTCACTATATCTTCCAGTCTTTGCAACTTGTTTTAGGTCTGTTATATCTTTTACTGTATGCTTATGGTCTTTTATGGCAAGTCTCTCTTTCAATTGTCTTAGAACTTGCTCAAGTCCTTCCAAAGTTAAAAAATTTCCCATATTATTATCCAAAAATTTCTTGTATTGTCAAGTCGATTTGTTCATCTGTGATTGCAGAATCATCAGATGGACCTGTGTTTCCCGAACTTCCAGTTGTACCAGATGTCGAACATTCATATATGAATGATGGTTTGGTCTGTTTCATAATAGTATCTACACACACAAGTTCTATCGTTGGTGTTTCGGATATATCTTCACCAGATATTACTATGTTTTGATTCCATTCGTTGTTTTCAAGACCAGTGTGAATATAAAGAAGTTTTCCATCAAAGTCTATATACTTCTTTATTTTCAATTTAAATGTCTGTCCTTCTTTCCACGAAACTTTGCTGTCATCAATATAAATGTTCAGATTATTTGTACATGTGTCACCATCTACATAAAGAACAGCGAGGTTTGGACCCTCTTCCAAAACCGTATATGCACAAGGTATTTCGTTTAAATCTTGTCTGTGTATCGATAGTGGTGTATCTTCTGTAATCTCACTTCCCTCTATTTCAATTCCATCCTCTACGATATTAACATTAAGAAAATTATTTATCGAATATGATGAAAGTGTGGAATCTATTGTTATCATACCATCAGTTGACTTGTTTACCCTGATACCATATCCACTTGGTAAGATTGTTGATGTGTTGTCTTGTGATGATAAAAAGTTATCAACCTTTTGATTGACTTCTCCGATAAGGTCTGTCAGTGCATATTGGTCGGCGATTCCCGAACCATCGATTCTTGTTTCGAGAAGATTCAACCTGTCGGCGACAGATGTTACGGAATCCATACCATACAGAAGTGTTTCAAGTTCATGTACTCTTTTTTGAAGACTTGAAATCTCGGACTGCTGTCTATTGAAAATATCTATTGTTTTTTGTAATTTTACCATATCGTCCATATATTCTTGAAATGTATCTAACAAATCTTGGTTGTTGTTCTCATAGGAACCGGTCATATTACTTGTTGGATAGGCATCTATCTTAATATCAACTTTTAAAGCAAAGGAATTACCATTTGACAGATTTGTTGTCTTGTGTTTTGGATAACATTGGATATGATTTCTAGTATTGCCGCTTGTACCTTCTGATGTAACTTCTTCCAAGAACAAAACACCATATAGGTTTGTAACGGTTTCACCCGTTGCATTGTCTGTGAAATCATAATAGATTAGAATACAATTAAATTCAAAATTGTCGGGTGACAATTCATTCATTGTCATAATATCAGAATATCCGACAATATCATTCATATAGAATGAATCCCTGAAATCAATCATATATCCGTTGTCACTCGTATATGTGTTGTTCAAGGTTTCTTGGTTTCCCTCGTCGGTCGAAGTGTCAAAATCATAAATTGCAAGGGAACTTAAATCATTCGGTGTTCTGTTTCCATTACTTCTATCCCAACCAATTATATATTCATCATTAAGTGTATAGTTACCACCATTATAGTTATCATCGTTTACTGTGGTAAATCTCACTTCATAACTTGCACCAACTGTACTAGGAATATGAAGATATAATTCA